TCTTGTATTAATCTATTTGAACTTACTTGCCCTAAAACTCCAAAACGACCAAAGTAAAAGTCATAATCATCGTTGACCACATCGACACCAGAGTGGGGGCCAGTCATAACTGGTAATTTGTTTCTCTGTAGAAAGTTTCTTAGTTTATGAACAGACCCAGATCGTCTAACACCTGAACCTACAACAACCATTGGCTTTTTTGCTGATTTGATAGCTTCTTTCAGTTTTGCTAGTTTTTTGGAGGAGAGTCCTTTTGTTTTATTTTGTTTTGGCTCATAAACTCTAAGCTTGTCTAATTCAACACTAGCACCTTGGATGTCCAAAGGAACGTCTATCCATACTGGTCCTGGTCGTCCCGTAACACTTTTATGATGGGCTTTTTCTAGGTGAAACAAGATATCCTGTTTATCAGTCACCATGTGAGCATATTTAGTCATGCCCTTTACAACAGAGACAATATCAAATTCTTGATCTCCTATTTGTCGGCAACCTGTACCATCAGATAGTTGATTAGTTGGAACTTGTCCTGAGATATAAAAAACAGGGACTGAATCAAGCCAGCTTCCTAGAAGTCCTGTTAGGGTATTCGTCCCCCCAGGTCCTGTTGTCACAACAACAGCAGAATGACCTTTAATCCTTGAGTGTGCTTCGGCAGCCATGGCAGCCGATTGCTCGTGGTGTGTGCAAAAATATCCTATCTCCGATTTTCCTATAGAGTCGATCAAGTGCATACATCCGCCACCAGACACGGTGTAGACATTGTCAATTCCCTTTTCTAGTAAAAAATTGATAATAAGATCAGATACTTTTACTTGTTTAGTTCCCAAGTTTCCCCCCAAAATTCTTGGATCATCTTATCATAGTCGTATATCTGTTTTTCGCTATGTACACTCCAAGTACATTGACCCTCATGAAGTTGATAATTATACCCTAGTGTTGTTGGACAAGGGTAAATAAAGATATCATTCTCTGCTAAGTTACAAAACATATCATAATCTTCTGCTCCTCGCAACTCTTTTCTTTTTTCAATATGGGCAACTGGCTTCAAGTACTGATACAGGTCCTTGTGATAGAATACAGAGGGAGTATTAACAGGCGATCTCTCTAGACACATTCTCTTGAATTCATCAATGTTTCGATACTTATAGACCTGATCCGCTTGTTTGAAATTATCCATCATAATTGAGATGCCTGATTGTAGACATTTTACCATTTCTTTTCTAGGCGAAATTATTTTTGAAACGCTTGATAAATACGTACTATCAATGTAATCATCAGAAGCAATAAACGTTATATACTCGGTGTCGCAATTTTCAAAAGCGTGCTCAAAAGCCTCTCTATAAGAATTCTTATAGATATTTGGTATATCAATAACTGTGATTTTTTTGCTAAACTTGTTTTGGTATCTGGTGAGAATCTCGGCAGTGGAATCAGTGCTTTCGTTATTATAGGCTACAATCTTGTAGTTATCATAATCTTGATTAATAACAGATTCCAAACACCTCTCTAATAGCTTTTCAGAATTATAACAAGGGACAACAATGGTTATTGATATGGGACTACTCATTTCCAGTCGCTCACATTCATGTTCTTATCATCTATAAACAAATCATAATATGGCTTTCCGAATTTTAAGTCATGGTATTTTACACCCCAGTTTTTAAACTGCTCCTCCGTTAGTTCTCGCCAATCAAGACCCGTAGTTGTACCTCTTGCGGTCCAATATACAATTGTATGCCCCTCATCAAACAAGGAGTTACCTTTTTCAATGTTTTCATACAATGGTTCTGCTCTAGTATAGTCTCTATCTGTTGTTTCATCTTCATATGGATGATAACATATTGTCTCATCAATATCAATATAAATAATCATAATTTTTCCATTTGCTCTACACGCTTTATATACGTGTGATTGTTTAGTATATTTTGTATGTTTTCCTGTTTATACTCTAAAAGTTCAGATTTAGTTTTTGACAATAGTTTCTTAACTTCTTCAACCATCATCTCTGGGTCACTGGAGGTAGGAACCTCTGGGAAAAGTCTATTGAGTTGTGTGATTTCATCACTAACTAAAGCACCATTTAGCCCCAGTGTTTTAAATGTTCTCTCGTTTGTATCAAGCCCTAAGACCCTTTGGTATTTATCATGTATATTGATACAAATTTTACTACAAGAGATAACCTTTTGTTCTTGCTCATGAGATAGATTTTGTCCGATGAAAAAACCACATCTCATTCCGCTTTTATCATGTTCTTTCTTGAAAGCTTTTAGATGATTAATCATTATGGCTAATTTTTCATTGAAGCCGTTATTTGCTACGCCACCAACAAAACAAACATCAAATAATTCTTCTCCATTTTGTTTTTTGTAATTGACGCTATCAAAAGCCAAAGGTATAGTAACAGGATTATTCCAAAACTTATGATGTTCTGTAACATCTCCATAAGTCCATTGTACCACACTGTCTATTTTATTAAGTTCGTCTCTTACGCTCTCTGGACAAAGAGACTGAAAGTTTGGATGTTGTCCCCACGGGTCAGGAAACGTATTTGGTTGAACATACAGATATGTTTTGTTTGCCTTAGAGATTACATCTAAACTATCATGCCCAACAGAACCATCTGTTGTCATAATTGAATAGTTACTATCATTTATATCAGAGATTTTATCAAAAAACTCTACTTCATACCCTTTATCTTGCCAGGCAGCGGCATATCCCCTATAGATCCAAAAACCAGCCCCATATTCTGGTGGGTGATTTTTGATATAAATTTTACTCATTCTAAAACTTTTTTATTTGATCTAAGACTTTAGCTAATCTAACCTTAGATTCATGCTCCTTCATGAACCTATTGTATCCGTTCTTTGAAATTTCTTTAATGATAGAATCATGTTTTATGATTGTCTTATATTTTTCCAGCATTTCGTATTCATTTGTAAAGGTTATTATCTCTTTATCAATTTCGAAATATTCTTCTATACCATCGTGGTACTCTGTTAGCAATAATGTATTTGCTGCTGGAACCTCAAACATCCTAGCCTTCATTTGAGTTCTTGGTGGTGTTGAATTTGTATTCATACTAAAATTCAAACCTATTTTTGACTTTGCATGAGTCAGCATCATATCCTCATGAGATAGTCCCGAAAAAAACTTGACATCAAGATTATTATGTTTGAACATATTTTCCATTGTTATGCGTTGATTATTTTTGTTTCCAATAAAAGACATATCATACGCTTTATCTACACTGGTTGGATAAAGGTCAATATTCGTATGCCACATTCCTACAAAAATATTGTCGTAACCTATCTTTTTATATTCATCTAGAAATTCTTTTTCAGGAGTAGAACACACTGAGAAATATTTACATGCTATGCTGGAAAAGTTTGCGAATCTCCAAGTGTCGTCACAAAACCAGTTAAATGTCTTAGTTCTTCCAGATTCAGTTTCCTTTTTTATTTCTTCCCACGGCTCATAAGGTGTAAGATTAGCATCGCCCGTCATGCAGCAAAAAATAAGATCAGGCTTATAATTTTCTACAATTTTTGAAAAGTCTTTCTCTTTTGGATTCACAGTGTCATAAAAATAAACATCGTGCCCCATGGATAAAAGGGGCAAATAAACACTCCAATATCCTCCATCTATCCTTGATCCCTCTGGGCGTGGGTATGTTTTATTGATAACAAGTAATATTTTCATAAGATGATTTCTTCTATTGTTTGTATTATTGTCTCTCTTTTATTTTTCATCTCGTTGATAAGATCTTTTCCCTTAAGAGCAAACCATTCCTCACTAGTAGCTCCAACTTTCTTGTTTGTAACAACCTTCATGCCACACATTCTAGCTTCTACAACTACCCTACAAAGAGTTTCTAGGGTTTTTGGCAGAAAAATAAAAGTATCATTCTCTGAAAGTTTGTCCAAAAATTTTTCATATGGTAAATTACCCACAAGGTCATATGGTATTTTTTTATTATAGCAAAAAGCGATTGTTTCTGAAGTCGCTTTGATTGGGTTTAGTGACTCCCAAATAGAATATCTGCTTCTCTTATTTTTCCTAGACATAATATCAATCTTGGACAATATTTCCTCACTCCACAGATTCCCACCCAAACTAAGTACGTTATCAATTTTTAGATTCTTTTCCACAACATGTTTGTGTAATTTACTCTGGCAAAATACACCAAGAGCGCCTTTGTAAAAATTGTAATTTATAATCTGATCTTCAGGGGCTGAATAATCTTTAAAATAAGAAGGATCACGAGTTTTTAGATATTTATGATCATGTTCGTAAATCGCATACTTACATCCATCCTCAGCAAAAGATCTTTTACACTCTTCACTAAGCCCAATGAAGTTAGCAATCAAAAAACGATTATCTTTATTCTGTTGGATGTATTCTGGAGTGACTCTTTGAGAATGCACCCTCTCCACATGGTGTCCCCTCTTTGACAATAAGAGAATGGCTTCTTCGTTGTTTAGTTCTCCACCACCATTTACTTGATCAGCAAAAAAGTCAGCTATAAAAGATATTTTTTTAGTCATAGATATCTAAGTTGTTATTTATTTCTTCTAGCCAACTTTCAATCTCTATCATTTCATCTGGAGCTACCGATGCGATAGACTCTTGAAATTTATTAGCTATGTTATCATGAGTGTGTTCTTTTCTTAGATACTCTTGAAGTTGAAGTGCGTTGCTTTTGTGCATCTTATACGAGTCATACATGGACTTCAAATTTTTCTTGAATGACTTCTCGTCTGAAAAAGCCCATTGTGCATCTGCATCGACGACATTTTCCCAGACAGAATCTTCATTTACTGTTTGGAGATTGTATTTTGTCTTCAAAAACATTGGAGTCGATTTTACTCTTTTTGACTTTTCATTTTTTACAGGCATGTATAGGAAATCAATGTGACCAGACCAAGCTGGTGCAATAACTGGCATACCACTATAAGCTGCTTCGTATATGGGCAATCCAAAACCCTCTCCACGAGTTGTTGTTACATAAGCATTTATTTTGTCGTTTTTAAACAAGGAGTGCATTTCATCTTCCAGGAGATTTCCATGCAAAAGATATATTTTACATTTTCTATCCTTTATTGGCGACAACATCTGCTCAATGCTTTGAACCATATATTTTCTGTCCATGACAGAATTATTCACTTGGTTTGCTTTGATTACTAATCCAACATTTTCATCATCTTTGAATTGTTCAGCGAACCAAACTATAGTCTCGTGAAGAGCTTTTCTTGGTCCCGCTTGAGCAATTGTAAGAAAGTTAAAATCTGTGTCTAATTCAATACCAAGATCTGTTTCTGTTTTTAGCAACTCTTCTTTCACAGGGTAACCAATAATATCCATTGGCACTGTACATTTTAGTTTGCCTCGGAGTCCGCCTTGTTCATCTACAATATCATAGGTCGGATTGGTGAATGAATCTTTCGAGTGTTTCGAGATAACAATAACTTTATCCATTGCATTACAGAACTGAATCCATTGAGCACTGGCTTTATTTGTCTCTATGCCCGCAGTGACTCCAATATTCACTTTTGCTAGATTGGTCCACTCATTTGGAATAAGAACTTGCATTGAGACATCATATGACCCCTGGTAAACTTGTTGCTTTTGAACGCAATGTTCCATAAAAGATTGTAGTTCATCTTTTGCGTTATATGTCCAACTGGTCTTACCCCAACCTGTTGGTCTAATATAGATATCGTATTTATCTGGGAATTTTGCTAATGATCTAAATACACACCTAGTGTGTTCTCCATAACCACTTCTGCTAAAAATAGGTCCAACTATAATTACTTTTTTCATATCTTGACAAACTCCCATCGATTCTTGTGATTTTTCCTAGTCTCCCAAGATCCATTTTCCTTATGTACATTTTCTAAAATCTCAACCCATGAATTTCTCATATTTTCAAAATTGTAATTTTTATCAATATGCTTCATACCAAGCTCGCCTAGCTTTTCTCTTTCGTCTGTTGACATTTCATACATCTTCACCATTGCATCAACAACATCGTCTTTATTCAATCTATCTTCATAAATCCAAGGCACTTGAAGCGAACCAATAACTGCTTGTGAACTTGGTTCAATCACCACCCCAAATTCAGTCTCGCCATCCGATACTTGTTCTTGGAGTCCGCCTGTTTTTGTGGCGATAACAGGGGTACCGCAAGCCAAAGACTCATTAGCAGAAAGACCAAATCCTTCGGCATCTGAAATACAAATTGTACAATCAGCTAGGTTATATAAACCCCTCATTTGTTCTGGTGGCAACTTCTGCTTACTAAACATCACTTGCCCAGTTGTTAGTCCTAAATGTTGAGTCAAAAATTCAAGAGGCTGACCATGTGGATCATTTACATCTGTATGCATCAACAAACATGTTTTATCACTCCCAACCTTATCAACAAACTCCTTGTACCAAAACAAAAGACTTCCAGTCTGTTTTCTTCGGGCGTTCCTACTATTGAAAAACAGAACAAACTTTCCCTCTAGGTTTTGAGTTTTTCTTATCTCTTTAATCATAGCTTTTTCTGCGGGTGTTTTCATTTTGAAAAACATATTTGGTGGGACCGCATGAGGAAGATATACCTCTTTTACCTCAGGAGCTACTGTTTGAACAATATCGCTAGTAACTTTTGAAATAGTAACTACAACATCATTTGAATTGTAGTATCTGTCATTAAAAGTTGGATACGGATAGTTGTCCCAAACGTGATAATAGACTAGTGGAACATTTTCTCGAATCTCATCTTCCATTTGCCATAACCACTCATAAAAACGTGGATCAGTCATAAACCAAACTATGTCTGGCTTATAACCAATTACATGACCTCTCAGTTGTTCTGGATTGGAATATCCATCAACTGGAACTATAATCCAGTCATCACCATATTCTGGTGTCTTAGTAGGTGTGTAGTCTGGATGCTTAACTGCTCCGCCAAGCGATAAGACTTGAAACTTACTGGATTGTAAAAGCGCCTCAATCATATACTTAGTTTGTGTACCAACCCCAGATGGTAAAAGCGGATGGTCACTAATTGTTAGTATTTTTATTTTCTTATCTGTCAAAAAATTTTCCTCCTACGAACAATACTCCGTCTGGTAAAACTCGCAGGTGCCAAATCGGTCTTTGCAGTTTGTACAAGCAGTCCGGTTCTTGATATAATTCTGTTTATTGATATTATGCAACGCTTTTGTCAAGGCGTTAAGTGCATCTGTTGTTCTTTTTTTCGCTGCCGTCACCCGCACGAACTCAGCTTTTTTACCAACCTTCGCAGTTCGTTTGAGTAAGACAAAATGGCAGTCAACATCTTTCGGGTCAACTTCGTACTTCTGGGCGTAAAAGTGTTTATAGAATACGAGTTGATAGGCGAGGATTTTGTCGCTCTTCTTTTCACGACGCCATCCCCACGAGCAGGTCTTCCAGTCAATAAGGTGTATTTTCTCATCCTTCTTGGAATAAACTACAAGGTCGATAAAGCCTTTGAACTTTTTTTCTGCTTCCGTGAATTCTGTGATGGGCTCGTAGAGTTGCTCTTCGGCTGCCAGCACTTCCCAGTCCTCACCGAGTTTACCGAACTTGTCGGCAAGGCAGCGATAAAGATCAGGGATGATTTGAACGCCATTTAGCAGCCACTCTTTGAGGGCAAAATCCCTTTTGGCTTCTAGTTGGGCATCATCGGGCAGGGCGTTGAGTTCGGCGATGAATTGCTCTTTAACTAGCGCCTCAATCGTGCCAGGCTCTCTATACTTTTCGGGAGAAGTCAAAGTAAATTCACAAACAGTGTGAATAGCTTTCCCAAAAGCAGTATAAATGTTGCCCTCAAACTGAGCAATCTTGTCAATGTAAGTAAGTTTGTGGTAGTGAGGGCAGATGTGCCAATTCTTCCACTCGGAATACGAAATGTGTTTACCGGCCAAGATATCACTTTCTAGAAAAAGTTTAGGTTATGCAATTCATCAATCTTGTCATAAAGTCTAGGACTTATTTTTTCAAGAATGTCTTTCTTCCCTAAGTAGTAGTATTCAAATCCAGTGGCAAAATATTCTCTCAAAGAAACTGCTGCATAAGGTCTGACAAAGCTGCCATATGTCATCATTTTCAAAGTATTTTTACCAATTCTGTTGTACAAAAAATTGTCAAATCTTTCATCATACTTTAGATTATCAAAATCATAATCATCTGTCCAATATCCATCTGATCTGATTTCAAATTTAAGCTCACTTCTTTTCTTGATGAATTCATCAATAATAGATCGGTCACCATATATTTCTTCTGGGTATAAAGTTTCTACATGGTGTGCCATCTCATGTACTAAATCATCTAGCAGATCATTAGCATTATCTTGGTCGTTTGTAATGAAAAGCGTATTATCTCTATAAAGAGCATTTATTTTTCTTGTTTGAAACTCTTCGAAATCGCCGATCATAACTTTTTCAAGATCTTTGTAATAATGAGAGGGCATATTATTCTCAACTGCCTTCAGAACAGCATTGATATCGACTCCATTCATCATTGGGTCCATTTCTACAACATCAATCCCACCAAACCTGAAGTGTTTAGTTGTGTTCTTTGTCTTATTCTTGATGTATTCTTTCATAATATTTCGGCAGCTAGAGTTGCCAATTTTGACCTTTCACCTTTATAGAGAGTAACGTGACCAGAAATGTCATATTTCTTAAATTTTTCCACAGCATGAGCCAAACCATTCGAAACAGAATCAACATATGAGTTATCTATTTGCTGGATATCTCCTGTTAGAACCAACTTAGTTCCATGACCTACTCTAGTTATTATAGTCTTAAGTTCATGTGCTGTTAAGTTCTGAGCCTCGTCTACAATCATAAAAGCGTTTGAAATAGAACGACCACGAATATAAGTCATAGCTTCTATTTCGATAACACCTTGTTCCATGTGCATATCAAGCGCTGATTTATCCCCAAAGAGATATTCTAGATTGTCCCTGAGAGGGGCAATCCAGGGCATCATTTTTTCTTCTAATGTACCAGGTAAAAATCCTATATCACGACCCATAGGTTGAACTGGTCGAGTTATAATTAGCTTGTCATATCCACCTTGGGATCTCGTAGTATTCAAGACTTGTTCCAGTCCACATGCAGCAGCAATAAGTGTCTTGCCAGTACCAGCTTGCCCAGTAAGAGACATGATGTGTATATCTTTATCAAACAGTAAATCCATGGCATACTTCTGCTCTTTATTGTTAGCAGACAACCCCCATATATCCTTATATGTGTAGACTTTCCTAAGTTCGGTTGACTCATTCTTATACCTACACATAGCTGTTTTTTTAGGATCTGCCTCAGACTTCAATAAAAGATATTGATTTGGAAACAATTTCTTCTTATGTTCTGGTAAAAATAAAGAACCATCATCAGATGCATAGAATTCATCTACGAAACTATCTGGGACTTCTATCTCTTCTGTCCCATCGAACATTTTCTCAACAGATGTGATAGCCTGTTGTGGCTGGTAATCGTAACATTCTAGTCCAAAAGAGTCACACTTGACTCTCATGTTTAAGTCACGGGACACAACCGCCACATGGTGACCTTCAATTTTTAGTCTGAGTGCTATAGCAATTATTTTATTGTCTGAATCATTGGGATCCATTCCAGATGGCATATACCTTGGATCATATTGTGCTGCAAAAAGTTTACCTTTTCCTCTGCCCAGAGGAACTCCCATCAGTAAACTTCCTTTTGACCTTAGTTGATCTAAAGTTCTATTGACAATTCTAGCATTCAGACCAGCAGTATCCTGTCTGTGTTTATGTCTGTCAATCTCATCTAAAACTATTGTTGGGACAGCTATATTATTCTTTCCAAACGAGAATAAAGAATTATTTTCTGTCAAATATACGTTGGTATCTAGTATTATTGTTTTTATCATGATAACCTCATAAATCCTTGTTCTTTAAATAGTTTTCATGAAACAAAAAAGCCGCCCGAAGGCGGCTGGTGGAGGTAGGGAGAATCGAACTCCCGTCTTGCCTAGTTCCATAGAGAGGTCGTTCACAAGGTTAGGTCTGTTTTTATCGTCAGACAGCCCACTTGACTAGAGAGTTTTGTTATGGTCAAAACAATCAAAAACACATAAGGGACAAATATACGGCTTTCTGTTTTTTGGCTGCCGTCGCCTCAAGTCAAGTCAGGTTATTAAGCTGCTTGTGCTAGTTGAAAATCGTCGTTTGCGATTAGAAGTTAAGCGTTTTTAGTGAGCCACGCTTCCCTCACCCTTGCACCTTTTCTACTTTCCTATCAATCGATACCGTTTACCCCCTTATGAATAAACTATACAATAGTTTAGAATACTTGTCAAGTTATTTAGTTCTAAAAGTTTTGATAGCTTTTAACTGCTGGCAATAGCAGTATAATAGTAATAAAAGAAGTGTTAAGTTAAAAGTTTAAAGTTCTAATTCTTCTGAATCTTCTTCGGCGCTGGCTTCTGCGCCAATCTCTTGTTCTTCCTCTTCATCTTTATCTTGGAGTTCTTCTTTTTCTTTTTCATACTCTGGGGTCGAAGAGGCTGGAAGGGTAGATTGTAATTCATCTTCAAACTTATCAAAATAAAGCATCATGTTGGTTAGCAGATAATCATAAAAAAGCTTTTCGTCTTCTTCGTCCGCTAACATATCATAGGCATCAACGATTTGTTTTTCGACCCTCTTGAAAGAGTCATGCGCAAAGTTCCTGCCTGTTTCATTTTGATCTTCAAGTCCTGCGCCAAAACTACCTTTTTCATCTTGCTGATCTTCTATATCAATAAACTCACCGCTTACTGTTTCTTTATCGTCACCAGCATCGAGGTCAATCTTTAGTGCTTCAAGAAGTTCATTTTTATCAACTTCAAACTCATAACTTTCACCAACTCTTTCAGCATCTGAAACAGCCTGGACTGGGTTCAGAGCATTCTTGATGGCGTGAATCATATGATTTCTAAAAGACTCTCTCTGTTGTGCAGAGGTTGTCAGCATTTTATAATCATCTTCGATCGTAGGAATGATATTCTTTAATAAATCAGCTAATACGTTTATACCAGTATAAACACTTGGTTCTTCAGTACCAGTTTCAGCTTCTAAAAGTTTACGAATATGCTTTCTTAGCTTATCCTCAACTAGTCTTTGATAATTAAGTTTTTCTTCAATTCTTTTACGAACGTGTTCACGAATTAAAGTTTCGGCTATTAGTTTTTCTCGGTTGATAGATTTCATGGTGTAATAATTATCTCCGTCTTTGACGTTTTGCTCTTTTAACCTTTGGTTTTTTGGTTCTTCTTTTATAAGGGTTGAATGTATTTGGACGACCAGATCCAAAACCTCCAGGAGCACCCTCTATAGCTCCAGCAGCCATTGTAGACATTTCTTCAATGGTGTCATCAATCATTCTGTCTATAAATTCTTGTTGGTTTGTCAATATACTATAAGCTAACTCTTTCTCTTCCGCTGATAAATGGTTTGGCAGATTAGACTTGAACTCAACCTTTCCCTCATCGCCAGAAACCAGCAAGTTGCGCATATGTGTACCACTGACTCCACCGGCAAATAAAGGTGTAACAACAGGCTCTACTTTAACTCCAGGGTTGTTTCTCTCAGCATAGGATTGCGCTCTATCAAAACGTGCATCGTCAGCATCTTTTTCACTTTTTCCAAGCAAAGCAACATCGCCAGATTTAAAAACAGAATTATCAGCTATTAATTCATATACATCTCCAACAGGGGATGGGGTTGTTCCAGCACGAACCTTAATTTTTGGAAAATCTTTGGTATAAAGTTCCCACAACTTGACTGCCATATCTACATTTACGGGAGGTCTTGGTTTTGTAGAAACTATCACTATAACTTCATCAATATTTTTCTTATTTGCAAAATGTTTTGCCAACATAAAGTGTCCCGCATGAGGAGGTTTGAAACCACCAGGAACTAGAGCTATACGTTTGCCTTCGTTTTCTGAGATCACACTTGCATCACGGACCATACTTTCGCTTGCTAATTTTTTATCACCTTTCTCATAACGAAACATACCTAGAATTTGATTGAGGGGTGCGTAATTGCCAGCAAATTTATAAGTATGTCCATCATAATCGAAAACAATACCTTCAACAGGTGTAGTGATGTTTCCCATATCCTTGATCTTATTTAATTCCTTCTGCATGACTTCCATGGCTTTAGGATTGTCAGGGGCTAGTTCAATGATTCTATTGACCTGTTTTGAAAGTTCGTTTCTAAGTCTTTCAACTTCTTTTCCAGTGTCTAAGATAAATGAAGACTCTAGACCTTTTAGGATTTCAACAGTGAAATCGTGAATTATCATCTCTATTGGGAGGATTGCCTCTTTTAATAACATTTGTTTTGAATTTATGATGTTGTTTAGGTCTTCTAAATCAGAAGGTGGTACTTTCTTTTTTAGTTCTCTAAGTCCAATGTTCCCTTCAAGCTTCATGATATATTTTACTATCTCTTGTTTTATCATGTTAGGGAGTTTAGTATCAATACCATTCATCAATCGACTAATAACGTAATCTTGCACTGTTGATTTATCTGATAAACCTTCCTCTGATAAAGCTTTATCTAATTTTGAAGAAGCCATTCTAAGTGGTTGATCACTATCAAGTTTTCTAAGCTGTATAACAGCACGTCTTGCTAATGAATATTCGTTGTTTTCAAGTCTTTTTTGCATTCTTTGTAATGCATTGTCTAAGGTACCAAGACTATCCTCTGGAATTACATCTTTTTCGCCAGACTCACGATCAAAAACAAAGTGTCCAACGTCATGTATCTTAAGGGTCTTACCATCATAAAGGATTACATTCTTAGAACCTGGGTCCATTATTTCGGCGTTGTACCAAATATTTGTGTCTGGTCCAAAGACTCTTTTCTTCTCTTCAAATGAAAGACCTTCAACAGCATCTTCAAAAGCTTTGAAGCCTTCTGTGAAAGATTTTTCAATATTACCCCTACCAGCAAACTTTTGTGCTAAACCTGTGGCGTCTAATCCACCTGATTTTAGGTTTCCCTTGTTCCGAGCGCCTTTAGCTTTTCCTTCTGGGATGGAGTAGGATAAAAAAATGTTTTGACCATCTGTCTTTTCTTCTACATCTAATTCCGCATTTGATGCAGCAGTCATGATTTCTTTCATTTTTCTGAAAGTTAAGTCATGATTATCATATAAATGGTCCATGTGACCAGCGACACCACCCATTTACTTTTCCTCTTTTAGTAAATTAAGTTCTTCTTCTAGTGAAGTTATTCTTTCATTCAAACCTCTGAGATGTCTCTTTATACCACGAACATGTTCTTTTGCCAAGGAAATTCTGTTAGAATCTCTCTTATTGGTTACTTTTATGCTTTCGATTATGTCTTGCAGTGCCTGTAAAGAAGCACCTGCATCTAATTTGAACCCTTCGTTCATCAAAAACGATTTAGTGATTCTGTAAAGTCTGTCTTTCATGTTTTCTCCAATGTGAACGGGAATCGTAAACATATATAAGTAGTTTATAATCAGCAAAGATTTACAAACTACTCGAAACTAAACTAAGCATCCCGCCTCTAATCTCTAGTTTATACAAAACGCTTATACCAGATGCATTTGTGCCTTCGAATGCAAAGCTTTGAGCTTTTATTTGTCCAGATCCTGACACCACGTTGGACGAGTTAATCGTAAAAGTATCTAAACCTGTTATTGTGGAGCCATCGCCAGTTGCTTTAAGTATGTTTCCATCAGTATTGCCATTAATGGTTATGCCACCACCGCCACCACCGCTAACAACACTTCCAGAGACTGGAAACTGGTTTATTGGACCAAGGATCCTTCTGTTATTTAATACTGACATTATGATCCACCATCATATCCTGCGAGAGCGTTTGATGGATCCTCTCTAAAACGTCTAACAACAAAACCAACCACATTGATTCTACTGTTAGAACCCGCCTTAACAAATATTGGCGTTCCAAGGTGAGGTATACCTGGGTATATCAAAGTAAGTCCCGCTTGCCCACCCACTGTTACAATAATTGAATCACTATCGCCAGTAGTAGAGTTACCAAAACTCATTGTCAGAGGCGTATCTGTTGAATTATAATTGGATGCCCATAGGTAGACCTCATCCATAGCTTGAGTAGCAGCCGTGTGAACTAAAGTACCAGCAGTTGTAATAGCTATTGGATTACCGTTAGGACTTTCTGAGAGCGGATATCTTGCTGCCCCAGATGCTTTAGGGGATACAGCCCCAGCGGGTATATTACTTCTTGTAGAAAAGCCAGACATATTTTCCTCCTAAAATATTACTCTAACTATATATCTACTTTCCGAATGTTTCTTGGAGTTTTGCCTTCATTTTTTGAATCCAGATACGATCAACCTGATTATTGAAAGCTGGAACATTATCTCTTTCAAAAAGTGCCATCTCCCCTATAGCGATAGATTTTTTCAAAAAAACCTTAATGGCAACTAATGGAGCAGATAAGCCAACATTTTCTATTGTTGAGTATCCAGCAAAGATCACACCAACTAATTTGTTGTCTTTATTTATTATTGGAGATCCACTTGATCCAGGTTTTGTAGGTATTGTATAAACTGAAAACCCTTTGTTGTGAAATCCAGAAAATTGTCCTTTGAATATTAAGACAGTGCCCGGCCAAAACAATCCGTGAGGTGCCGCCATATTTATAACAGACTCTCCTCTTTTAGGTTCTTTATCAGCCAGCTTAAGAGTTGGTGGATTCGTTATTACATTTGAGGCACGCAATAAACAAAGATCAAATCTTTTATTTATCATAACAACTTCAGCGTCGTGTTTGAATCCATTAAGATCAACTACTTTAAATTTTGATCCTTTATTTTCTACACGAAAACCTTCAATCATTTGTTTTTTAGGGAATTTTGCTTCGCAAGAATGTCCAGCAGAAAGAACGTAAGAATATCCTTGTGATACTTCACTATGGAAAACATATGCACCAGACGAGGCATAACGCATCACAGCTTTTTGGCATCTTTCTAATCCAGTCTTTTTGTCGATTCCACAACCTTCAACTTCAACTGAATGTTGAATTTGAACAAAAGCGTGTCTTGGATAAATCTCCTCTTCGCTATTTGATCGATCACTAATTGTTACGCATCCGCTAACACAACTTGTTAGTAAAAGTAACGATAATGTAAGAAACTTGACGTAAATGGATGTTTTTTTTATCATAGTAAAGTAACTAGATTGAAAAGGGACTAATTATCCGTAGTAAATGAAATACGATATTCATTACGAAGGAAAATATAACAATATGGTTAGTAACATAGTATTATCAGCATTTTTAATGCTTTCTAGTCAAAATACTGAATTTCCAGATGTTTGGAAAAAAATTGAAGGCAAATGGTCTTATGTGGGGCAAGTAAAAGAAAAACCTCAAATTCTTGTTTGGATTGAAAACAAATCCAAAAGCAATCCCGAAAACATAGTTACTAAAGAGATCAAAAAGATGCCGTTTATCATTTTGTCTCCAAAAGGAGAGGTACTGGACTTACAACCTCTCCAATAAGGAGGGGCTATGTCAAATATTCTAAAAATTAGAGTTACTCTGTTAAGTATTTTAGCACTTGTTGGTGCAATATCTATACATTATTATGTCAAGGCAGAAAACTTATATAAAGTTATAGTACCAAAACAAACAACATATTATACTCCTGGGCAGCACGACAACTGCAAATGGGTTGTTCATATAAGTAATGATGTCACCACAGAGCCGGGATCTAATTCTCCAATACAAATTGGAATACCCGAAGTTTCAAAGGATGGGTACATAGCGGGAATATTACAAAATAGTCCAGGTGACGCCTTGTTATTGGCATTTAAGTTACCATCTCAATCAAGTAGTAGCCCGCCAGTTGTTATGACACATGTTTATGACAAGAGTAAATTACCAATTAGACAAGGCAGATTCCGTGTGTATGGAAGTTCACTGCTAACAATGGTTCTTTATAATAGCTATGAATCCTGCATAGAGGCTTCTATGAAATGAAAAGTTTATTTGTCTTCTTACTCCTACTTTTTGCTGTAGGTTGTGAAGAAGATAGACTTGTAAAGCTAGAATGCGTTCTTGGCGACAAACTCGTTTGTAATGAGTTTGGACAGAATTTTCCAGCCGTTGATCCAGCCGACATTCCAGAGAGAACAGGTCAATGTTCTTATGGAACGAGAACCTGCACAATAAACGGTTGGGGAGAATGCAAGGGAGCAAAAGGACCAGAAGAAGAGGTTTGTGATGGGATTGATAATGATTGTGATATGACAATCGATGAAACCTATCCAGAAGAACATCAACTTTGTGGGTTCCAAGAAAATATAGATTATGGAGTTGGCATCTGCAAACCAGGTGTTATGACCTGTTATAATGGTGTCTTATATTGCGACGGGCATACAGGACCCGCTGATGAAATCTGTGATGGTGTTGATAATAACTGCAATGGAACTGTTGATGAGGGGATTGCCAATGCTACAGCGGTTGCCTGCTATGAAGGACCTGAAGGAACTCTAGCAGTTGGTGAGTGCCGAGCAGGTATTCGCTATTGCACTGACGGCAACTTTGGTGGACCTTGTGATGGCCAGGTTTTGCCAACTGCTGAAAGATGTGATGACCTTGATAATGATTGCGACGGAGAAGTCGATGAAGGCTTTGATACTCGTGGTGTAGATTTGGTTTTTGTCCTCGATATTTCTGGTTCCTTTGATGACGAGATAGAGTCAATGATTTTGGGCATAACTCCGCTTTTAGACGACCCGATAACGAGCAGATTTCGATTTGGACTAGTTGTTGTAGGTGCTAGGCAGGGTGAAGACATAAGACCACATAATCTATACTCTAGAATGGTCTCTGATTTTGTTCCCGCTGATGAGTTCGTGGCGATACTGGAAGCAGGCAGAATGATTGATAGTGCTGGGCAAGAGCCAACCATTGATACGATGTATTGGACAATGAACAGGTACCCATTTTCGTGGAGACCAGAAGCACAAAAAGTTGTTATCACAATGACTGACGAAATAGCCCAGACAATCACTTCAATGACCTGTCTAGAAGTAGCAACCCATGCTGACAATTATGGATATGAGTTATTTGTATTTGCTCTACAAGAGCATCATAGGAGTTTCTTAGATTGTGTCAGCGGAGACAGGGACAGGCTCTATACGCCAACTGCTAATTCAGAGACTATCTTTTCCCAGATCAGGCAAATCTTTGACGACCTCTGTGTTAGCGGTAGAGGCAACTGAAGAAACGTAATCTTCCAGGGAAAGTATTTCTTCAGTAGTCTTAACAAAAGTTTGAACAAGTGCTGCTAGTTTTTGCTGCATTTCTTCAAACTTTTCATTATTGAATATCTCACTTATTTCTTTGACACAAATATCTCTAGTTTTTTGTTGTCTTATTAGAATTTCGTTTAGGCAGGTTTGGAGAATTTTTTGTTTGTCTATGGGATTTACTTTTAGTGTTACTTTTTCAATCTGTGACATGTTGTTCTCCTAATATTGCAGCTAACTTATTAAGTATCATCATCTTTTCATTTTCATCTTTTGCTCTAAACCAAGCCCAGGCGACAGTGCCTTTTTTCTTGTCTATTTCTTTAGAAATGAGAAGAATATTGTTCTGTATAATTTCCATGGATTCATCGGAAAGTTTCGGAACTTCAATGTCCACTATCCCTGCAACTTCAACGATCTTTGCTAGGTTATTTTCTTCATAAGCAACAATAACTTCAGGGAACATTTTTGCCTGTTCTTCATCAGAACATATGTCGGGGTGTATCTTAGAAGCAATTTTTCGATACAGCTTTTTTATATCTTTGTTTTTTACTTCCTTATTGACTTCAATTTCTACCTCATCCTTTTCGGGTATATCTTTTGTTACTTTTGGAGGTTCAGGATTTTTATTGAGTCTTATTTTGTTTTGTTCAGGATAATATTTTTCCATATATTCATTTATTTCAACTTCAACAGAAGAGCACGCATCAAAAACTTCCTTTTTTTCTAGAGACAAATACCCGTATTGTAATAGAATTTTTTTTAGCTTTGTATTCATATCTTAAATAGAAAACGGAGAGCCGAAGCCCTCCGAATTCACATTATAACTTAAGAACTCTATGCTAAATTTTAGCCTAGAGATGCAGATGTAAGCTGGAGCATTCCGCCGACAACATTCAGTTCGTACAGAGCGGCAACGCCTGATCCGTTCGTACCTGCAAACTTGAAGCTCTGTGCCGTAATCGGTCCCGAACCACTAACAGAGGTGGTGCAGTTAAGACTATCGACAGAAACAGCGCCCAGTGTTGCTCCAAAGGAGCTAGATATCACGCTGAGAGCGGCGTTACTATTGTAAGTAACAGAGAACGAGTTATTTGCATCGTCAGAGACACCTGCCAAGAAAGACGAGCCAGAAACCTGAAGCTCCTGACCTGTCGGTCCAATCGACGAAGCGTTGACACCAACAGCAGTAATAGACAAATCAGAGCCAGACATTCCAGTCACGCCAATTGTCAATTGTTGCTCTGTGTCATCACTCGATCCAAGCTGAACCGTCGAACCAGAAAAGGTGTTCATAAGAACAATACCTGTTGCTTCGTCGTTAGTCAGCTTACTCGTGATGTTGTTGATTCCAGAAACATTCTGCGAGGCGTCAAGAGACACAACTTTACTAGCAACCGCAGTACCAGCGGTAACACCACTATTGAGGTTCAAGTTGGCAGCCGTAGCCGTAACAACGGTTCCACCAAGCTTAAGTCCATTAGTTCCATCGTGCGCCGCAATGTCAAAGTCACGGCTTCCATCTTTGATAACAATATCACCATTAGAATCGAACGTGATCAAATCAGAAACAGCAGTGACGCCAATGGTAGCATCGTTCTTAAGTCTCAGACCAGCACCATGTATTTCAAGAGATGCAGAAAGAGTACCCGAGATAGAAAGCTTATTAGCATCAAGGTTCAACAAATCTGTATCATCAGTTGTACCAAGAGTAAAGTCATCACCACCAATAACACCATCAGTTCCACCCACTCTACCTAATCGAACCGAGCCAGTTGCTTCAGAAAGTGCTTGGTTAACTTCCAAGAACGAAATCTCGTTAGCATCAGTAATGTTAGCCTTCAAAAAGTTAAGAGCTTGAATAACCGAACCAGAAACACCTTCGAATGATGAACTAAGAGCAAGTCCACCATCTGCTATAACAGATGAGTTTGCTGGGAAACCAGCCTGTCCTGCAACAGGAAGTGCAACAAATCCACCAACAGAACCAGTAACGGCACCACCAATAGCTTTAAAACTAGCTAGAAACTGTTCTCCATCCATGCTGGAGCCTGTAATAAATCCTACAGCCATAATAAAATCTCCTTATTATGTTTTTTTGGTTAACAAAAACCTTTAGATAACCAAGAACTCCTAGTTTGTGTCGGAGGTCTAATAGATTTTTTTGGAACTGGCTGTGCAGTGTTATACTGCCGGCTTACAATAGATAGTTTGTGCAAGCTTATTATAAACGAAAAAATGTCAACATTATTCAACATTATTTTCTAATAAAAAAATGGCAGAGGGTGTGGGATTCGAACCCACGGTAGGTTGCCCTACACAGCATTTCCAATGCTGCACCTTCGGCCTCTCGGTCAACCCTCTATATATGGAGCGGCTACTCGGGATCGAACCGAGATCATCAGCTTGGAAGGCTGAGGTAATGGCCATTATACGATAGCCGCTTATGGTGCCCAAAGTAGGACTTGAACCTACAACCTTTGGTTTACAAAACCACTGCTCTGCCAATTGAGCTATTCGGGCATGGTAGGGGACCAGAGACTTGAACTCTGAACCTACCGATTATGAGTCGGTTGCTCTAACCAATTGAGCTAATCCCCCTTAGTATAATAAATTATATTCCCTTTCTACCATTTTTTTAAATGTTTTTTCGATACCTTTATTTACCTTGCGTGCATGAGGCATCATATCGTTTCTGATAATGCTTCTCATAAACTTTCTGTCTGTGTTCCCTGGATCAACCATGAACGGCACTTCTTTACGATTACACCAATCTTCTAGAGCATTCTTAGAAGTAGAGATAAAAGGTCTAATTACGTTTTGATTCCTATAAGGCATAAGTCTGCCATGACCATGTAGGGAAGAAAACAAAAACCACTCAATCACGTCGTCTAAGTTATGTCCTGTAATAACTTGCTCATGAAATGTTCGAAAGAACTTATACCGCTCATCTCGCCAATGTTCTTCTAAAGATTTTTCGGAGGGACAATCAAAATAAATGTTACCCACCACCAAAGGAATGTCACGTTCTTGACAAAAATCTTTTACAAAATATTTACAATCTTCTCCAAACGATGTGCCATGGTCAAAATAGGCAGCAGTTACTTTGTGGTTGTTAGATAAGAAATCTAAGATCGCCATGGAATCTGGTCCACCGCTGACAGCAACAACCAGTTCTCTTGGTAGCTTTCCTAAAACTCTCAACATCACAACTCCTTGGCAGTCCCGGCAGGATTCGAACCTGCGACCCACGGCTTAGAAGGCCGTTGCTCTATCCAACTGAGCTACGGAACCAAAATGTGAAGAGTTTTCGCCCAAGTACATCTGGACTCCTATGACGTTGGTATCTAACCCTACAGTCCGTTTTCCACACGCAACTCTTCAAAGGTATGTGGTTACTGAAGGTAGGGACGCTGGCTCTTTGTGCTTCCTGCCAGATCGGTCGGGTTTACCCCTAACACTTATCTTCGTTTATTGTATTTCTTTTTCATAGTTTCCTCTAGAGTCCGTAGACGCCGATCACGTCTTTTGCTTTGTCTTCAAGGATGTTTCCACGAGGGAAGTTGCGAGCAGGAGCCTTCCAAGAAGCAGGCTTCCAGATCAAGCCGTCCTCTTTACTGACGAAGAACCAAACGCTCTTGTGATACTCGCCCTCATCTTTGTACACCTTGTAGAACTTACCACCCTCGGACACTTTGACATCGGGCACATTCAAGTTTGAAAACTTGGACTCGTAATGCTCGTTGAGCATAGCGACGCACTCGCTAATAAACTCGGGAAGGTGAAATTCGACTTCGGGATTTGCAGCAGGCATTTCTCTCTCCTTGTAACTTATATTATCATGACCCTGGAAGGTGTCAAGTTTTTTCTAAGATGGGTTTACAAAAATAACAAATTTTCAACTCACGATGAGGTGCTTTGTGAATAACTCCGTTTTTTTCTACAAAATTTCCAGAGCACAAAGAACAACAATTGCCACGGCTCATATCCCCATTGAAGTGAAGGTCACTGCGTCTGAGTTTGTGGATTTTATCGTGACACTGGCGACACAAAACCACTAAATCAGTAAGACAATTTTCTTGTCCTTTGTTTTTATAAGTGGCGTGGTGAATGTCAATGTCCCCTCTCCAATCGCCCCCAAAACATACCTCACACTTATCACCATTATAAAATAATGTTTCGCTCCTTTTATTTTTCCAAACATCTGACTTGAGATAGTCTTGATGTTGTTTCTTGTATTCGGCGCTCTTACTTTTAGAAATATTGATCATTATGATACCAACTCAAGGTCTCGCTGGGAGTAAAAAGGATTGTAGCTCTCGTTGACACCTTCATACTGGAGCCTATAACTACCGCCAGCTTCGGCTTGGATCACCAGGGCAACCTTACCTGCCAACTTCCAACGGTTATTGCGCTTATTATCCTTGAAGCGGACTAGCGAGCCGACCGAATACTTAGGAGGAAGCGGAGCAACGTAGTTGAGTGCTTGCGTAAGATTGTCAAAGAAAGAGCCTGGGAAGTAATCCGTATGAGGATCGGACTCTTCGCCCTGGCGCTTGACGTGAGGAGTGCTGATCGACCCATCACTATTTGTCCAAAACGAGATCACCTGATTAGAGTCCTTGAAGGCAATATAGACTTTAGGGCGACCATTGCCGTGGTGGTCTGCCTGATCAATAAGCACCTCACGATTGACAGCTTTGGCACGATTGCGAACTTTCTTGAGAGCGGCTTGGAGCTTCATATCTCTCCCCCTTACATTAGTATATTATCATGGATATAAAGGCAGTCAAGAAAAAAAGAATTAAAATCCTCCTGGACAATTTTCTGGCATGTAAAAGTCGTTAGACACCGATTCTGTTGGGACTTCAAAGAAGTCCATATCAATCATGAAGGTCTCTAGTGCATCCTGTAGAGTAGGAGCCCAAACCTTGAAAGAAACACCACGCACCTGAATTTCAAAGCAGTTCATTTATTTTCCTTTCTTGAACGCTTACTACGCATATACAGATATTGTTCCTTCTGCAATTTTTGCAGAGTTATCTTTCTTTTGTTGTTTATCTTCTTCAGCAACTCTCTCTGCTTCTCTGCGTGCCTTGATCGCAGCCACACGATGAACATCAAAGTTCCACCAGGCAAAAGCAGGGCTAACAGAATACCAACCAGTAGAGTAAGGACCGTAATCACTCATACATACTCCTGTAGTTGAAGAATCAAATCTGCTGGGCTTTCGATCATGTGATATTTTGCGCACTTCATAGCAATATCAAAATCATTACCATCTTTACAAATCTTATCGCCAAAGAAAACACACTGATCTGGAGTATAATTCAAAGTCTCAAAAGCATATGACTTATCCCAGCCACTCCTTGTGATATCAATCGAAATTTGACCGCCAAGTCTAAACGATAACCCCCAGCCTTTAAACTCTTCCCTGAGAGTCTTAATAATCCTTTCCCGTTCTCCACTCTTTACATCCCATTTGACGTAGTCTTCTCTTTGGTCGGTGGAGCAGTTTCTTCCTATAACAGAAAAGTTTATCTGACTATCACGCCACTCAATAAAATTACCTGTTTTAACTTTGGTGTGCGTGTCCGCAGCAATTCTAAGGAGAGTATTAATAATATGATTTAAGTCTGCCTCAGAATAAAAGTCAGTCAAAGAAACCTTGTGGACCATTTCAGGATCAATTGGTCTAGTTTCGTCATCCATATCTAATTTGCAGTTATACACTCTTGTGCCATTACAAGAATAAACTGCTTTAAATAATTCTAAGAGATTTTCTCTTCCAATCTGTTCCTCTACTTTTGACATATCAGAACCAGTAACAATATATAAATCCTTTGAGTTATCAATTTGCCTAAGACACTCAAGGACGTCTTCACAGATGGGCTGCCTTGCATCTGTCAAAGTTCCATCCATATCAAATAATAATGCTTTTGGTTCTAAAATCATAATAATGGTTCCTTTAAGAATTTTGCTAACCTATTCAAGTCTACTGGCGGGACCATCAAATAGGCATAGATGTCGTATTCATATTCGCTTAGCATCGTTATAGAATCTAGCCTAGTAGGATTGAATCTATTTTTACGATAATCTGGTACTAACATTATCGTATAGATAATTATCTTCTTATTATCTAAGTCTGAGTCTCCGTAAAAGGCATCGGTAATAATACCGAGACGATCTTCTACAATTGACCTAACAAAAGTACCAGGGTCTAGAGCTTCATCAGGATAATCTCTACTTTTACCCTTGGGTATAATTGAATCTATGGCCTGTTCTAATTGAGAGATTATCTCATTGTCAAATATACTACTCATACTATATTAAATACCACCCTTTCCTGTGATAGTTAATATTAGTACTGCGACCATTCCGAAACTTGGCTGACGAGATTGTTGATCTCTTGTTCAAGCTCGGCGTCAACCAGTCGCTCACCCGAGCCTTCATCTTTGTTGGTATCCCATTGGTAAACCTTGCCAGCATCGGGACTGATGAGCGTTACATTGTCACCTTTCCAGCCGCTATCTTTGTTGACAGGTCCGCCGACCACGCCACTTACCAGACCGAAGCCATTTGGCTCATCATCATAGTAGCCGTAGTGGCTTTGCTGTTTGATGTTTTGAGGGATAGGGAGCCGACCCTCTTTGCCATCAGGCATCCGAACCTTGATGATTGCTCCCTTGAACCACCGATCAAAATTACGAGGCATACCCTGCTGTTCATCGTAGCCTGGTTCGGCGACCCTTTCCCAATCAATGCCAACAACCATGCACATCCGTTGTTCATAATCATTCAAGTCCCAACTCCAATCCCGACTGCGCATCAGGGCTCCAGGGACAATGCCAGCCTTGCTTAGGCAAGCAGCGAGAACTCGGTGAGCCAGACCTTGCATGGCGTCAGCATCCTTGCGGTGCTGTTTCTTAGCAGAGCAGGTCCGAGCGTTGTGACCAGACAGACCACAGAAACCGCAGTGACGAACACGCTTGTTTTTGGCAGCCTGGGCGATCTTGCGATCGGCAATCTCTTCCCAAAGCCAGCGGTCACGCCAGGAGATTTCATCCTCGGCATTGCCAGCGGCACTGGCAGCCTCGTTGATTCTCCCGATCCAAGAAGTGGAAGCGTAAGCACGCTCTTCTTCCGAACGCTCGATGCCATACTTCTTGGCAAGGTCCTCGACTCTGGCGTAGACGGCTTTGATATCTGGGCAGCCACGGCGATTATGTCCGAACTGACCACAGTGTTGACATTGAACAGAACGACCCATAGGTTTTCTCCCTCTCTCCATAGTGATATTACCATGGATAAGGGACTGGTCAAGAAAAAACGATCATTTTTTGTTAAAATTGATGTTTTTAGAGGTAAAATACTCTAAATTATTGAAAAAACTAGTTTTTTTATCAACTATCACGCCATAGATTGTTAGCAGCGAACTTTATGACCTCTTCTGCTGAATTTTCATCATATTCATACTCATCGATCAGCGTTTTAACCATTTCATTGTATTTTACTTGTTGTTTTTTGTCTCTAGACTTAGATTTGGTCACAATTCGTGAAATTTGCTTGACTGAAGAGGTCAATTTGCTCTCAATTGCCTCTTTGAGTGGTGCATATGACTGCCAATCCACTTTTTCGCCTCTTCGGAGCTTAGAAAACATAAAAGCAGTGATGTCAACTCTAAAATTCTCCTTCGAAGTGCCCGTAATCCCAATTTGTTCCTCGATAGATGCCATAAAAGCTTCATCTGGCTGTATTTCTTCGTTTGTAACAGCATCTTTCACTGTTGACATGTTGACATACGCCTCAGCATGGTCCAAATAGTTATTAAAAAGGGCTTCGGCTTGCTCTTCATAAGCAGACACAAAAGCTTTTGTTATTTCTTTCTCTAAAATGTTCAAATATTCGTCATGAAGTGTCTTTCCAAGGAAATCTAAGTAGCGATTTCTGTCATCTTCGACAACTATCTGTTCTTTTACTTGCTTTATCAATGCATCACGTATCGAAATTGGAGTTACCATGTTCTTATCACTATCAGACATAGCAGAATCAATGGCTTTCATAATAAAGCGAGTAGAGATACCTGTCATACCTTCATCTCTAGCCTCATCTCTTAGATCGTTGATGTCTATTTTCTTTACTGTCCCTTTTTCTATGACGTCTTTACCATCATAGAGCTTCATTTTAGTAAGCGGGTCAACTTTATTTGAAGGATGAAGCCTACTTAGGACCGCAAACATAGAAGCGATCTCCAGAGTATGAGGTGCTATGTGACCATCAAAATCAGATAAGCCCAACATCTTCTCATAAATCTTCTGCTCTTGAGAAACCTCTAGACAATAGGGCACGTTAACCCTAACGATTCTATCAAGAATAGCTTCATTGGTATTTTCAGATTTAAATTTATTCCACTCAGCCTCATTGCAGTGTGCCAAGATGACGCCATCAAAATATATCATGGGTCCTTTGCCTGGAGAGGGTACAGCTTTTTCCTGTGTTGCAGTAATCATTGTGTGCAAGAACTCAATCTCGTTTTTGAACACCTCCACAAACTCAACAATTCCACGATTACCAACATTAAAAGCACCATTTAGAGAAAGTACTCTGGGGTCGTCCTCAGAATACATGTCTAATTTTGAAATGTCCTCACTGCCAACTAATATTGTAACATCTTGGCTATTTGCGTCCATTGGAGGAACGACACCAACTCCTCGCCTACCTCTTACAGAAAAGGAAGATTGTGCGATAGGAAATTTTGTATAGTCATTGTCGAATTCTTCTTTCAATCTAAATCGACATACAGGACAAAGATCACCTTCAATCTTGATATTATAAATATCTTGAAATTCCTCCCTTAGCGATCTAGGGATCAGGTGCAAAGGCTCCTCATTTATTGGGCAGCCATCAATATGATACATCGGTTCGCAATCTTCAAGAGCCGACTTGATGTGTTCCAGGAGTGCAGATTTTCCAGCGCCAACTGGACCCAGCAAAAGAAGAACCTGACGGCTTTCTTCGCCCTTGAGGGAGGCAGATCTCAAAAATCTCATGACCTTTGCCAGAGATCTTTCCATGCCAAAAAACTTGCTTTGGAAATAATCGTAAGTTCTTAATTCATCTCCAGAAAATAATTTATTACATCTTTCTTCTGACTTGTTCATTCTAGTCATACCTTTTGAAGATATAACGTCAAACAATCTTTTGTGAGCCAACTTAGGTATTGTTGGGTCTTTTTCAATTAGTTTCAAATATTCTTGCAGAGTTCCAGAAAACTTAGGCTTCTTTTTTTGCTCTCTATGTTTTCCTACTAGTTTTAGGAACTTATCTGACTTATTGTTCGACATAACTTAAAACTCCCAAGATTCGTCTTCTATTATTGTAGTAAATCTTACCTCACCTACCCATAAATCGTTAATGTGTTCAAAGACTTTATTAGCTTCTGAAAGTTCTAAGTCTCTGCCATCGTGTTCATGTTCAAGTATTAGCGTTCCGTCTTTTTTCATTTCCTTTACCAAAACAACTGGAACGCCATTAAGACCCACATTCTTAATTAGGTCGTCCCGAACTGTTTGCCATCCAGAGTCGTCAGAAATATTTTTTATCGTATTGTAGCCATCTTTTGTATTGAAAGAATAACTAAACAAATTTAGCTCTTTACACAATTCTTCGTTGAGGTAAGTTTTTATAAACGTTTCATCGTTATGTGTCTCTCTGACTCTGAGACACTCATTAAAACCCATGTGCTCTTCGATATACTTAAATATCTTAAACCCCAAGTGATATGGGTTTACTCTTCCCAAATGCGGTCTGACAACTTGATTGTGCAAGCGTATGAATGAAAGAAAATAATCATCTGGGATACCGAGAGAGTTTACAATTTTTTCATGTATCATACAAGCCCAGCCCTCATTCATTATTTTGGTGTTAGCTTGTGGGACAAGATACAGAGATTCATGTTCTACAATCCTTATTAGATCCCTCTCCCATTCCTCTAGAAATCTGTTATTGTCAGCAATGAATCTAAGAAGGTTAGAATCTGGCTCCAGTGGTATTTTGTTTAGGTCAAAGTCATCATACTTTCCAGTAGTGTCGTTGACCATAAGTTGTTTGTAATACTCTTTAAGTTTTTTATGGTCCCTTCGTTTTATGCCAGGCGATCTTGGGACCTGAAATTTGATTGAATGGCAAGCATCCAAAATTCTTTCTACGTTCTCAACTCCAATGTTCGGGTCTTCCATATATTTCTTGACCCTTTTAGCAGCAGACTTAAATCTATCAATAACAGTGTCTGCACCAGTCTCAGCGAACATCCTGTTGTTCTTAAAGAAGTCACTATGACCCACACAATGTGCCATTGTCAATATGTGTGTTGGCATTGGATTTTCGGTCATAAGATATGAGATACTGGGGTTTGAATTTATGATCATTTCATACGGCAAACCAGACATACCAAGATTGTACTCAGTTTGTATACGATCAAAAGATTTACCATAGGACCAGTGTCTATAATGAGTCGGCAAGCCAGTATATGCCATGTGACCAATCATCTCCTTATAGTCACATATTTCATAATCAATTGGATACCAATCTAATCCTAGAGCTTCTCCAATATTACAAATTTTTTCATCCCACTCTTGGAGTTCTTCCATCGACCAATCAGACATCAGGTTTTACCTCCAAACAATTTCTTAAATGCTGGCCAAATATGATTATGTTCTTCTAAGCGAATGCGTTTGAAGTTTTTATCCTCAACTAGTTTTGTCCAGTCCCACAATCTTTTTTCCGAGCTTCCACCAAACAACGAGTACTCGCTGTATTTGTGAAGTCTTCCTATCTCAGTGTAACACATAACTTGATTCACTTCTTTCAGTCTTCTAAAGGCGGCTAGTGCCTCCTTGTTATCGATTGACCAGTTATCGCCATCGCCGCAGTAAAAAGTATATATGTTCCAGTTGTTTGGGTGATAACGTTTCTCAATAATCTCTTCTACTTTTTTCAAACCAGTAGAAACCAAAGTGCCTCCATTTGGAACCTTAGTAAAGAATTGCTCTTCGTTGACCTCACTAGCATCAGCGGTATGAGAAACAAAGATAACATCAACAGAAGAATATTTGTGATTTATAAATTGGTACAAGAGAAAGAAGAAACTTCTTGCAAGAAACTTTTTTGACTTTGTCATAGAGCCAGAAACATCCATCACAAAAAATACAACTGCTGCTGTATTCTCTTTTACTACTGGCGCAATGTGCTTATACCGTAGATCACTCTCGTGAAAAGTAAAGCGATCCCCACTTTCAGGATCATAGGCACCAGATTTTATAGCTGCCTTTTTTCTTCTAATCTTTTGCTTTATAGTTTCTTTTTTAGAAAGGCGAGGTCTAATTCCATAAGGTCTCTTACCTTTGCGTTTCATTTTTTCTTGAGTTGTAAACTTGAAGTTTTTCTTTTCTAATTCTGGAAGTTCTAAATCATTGAATAGGTAGCCAGCCAACTCTTCAAGGGACATCTCAATTTCATACATTTCCTCACCTGGCTTATTGCCAGCTTTTTCTGGATCTCCTTGTCCCGTTCTTGGCTTTCGCCTGTGACCTATTCTTTGCCCTTCTCTGACCTGCTTTCCTTCAGCAGATCCTACTCTTTTATTATTTTCGTTTTGACCATAAACAAACTGGTGCTCTTTGATTCCTTTTACAGGAATCCTTATTTTCTTTTTTCCGCTTTGTCCGATAATACTTTCTTCGGCGACAACGTCCCGAATACTTTCTTTTATTGCTTTTTCAATTTTTTCTCGGTGACGAGATCTGTCACTCGCCGCTCGATCTGCAATAGTTTTATGTTCTCGGAAAATACTCATATTAATATAAGTAGTTTCTACGAGCTACTTACGCTAACGTAAGTTCGCTAAGATCAACTTCAGCGGGTGTGTCTGTTCCATCAACATCCACAACAGCGTAGCCTGGCTCAGTAGAAAATCTGTCCATCTCTACTTTCATAATAACACCAGACATTGGCATTCTTTCATAGTCTACTTTTTGTCTTCCACTTGGAGTCGTCTTGACGATTTTCTTCAGTTCGCTCCATTCAACTCTTTTACCAGGTTTGAAATCCTGCTCCATGCGGTATTCCTTAAGGATCTCTTCCTTGATAATCTTTCGTAGCAGTTGTTTTGTAATTTTAGTCATCTATTTACTGCTCCCTTACCACCTGGTCTTCCCAAACCTCCATAGTTGTATTTAAAGGGCTTCGTGGCTTTAGCCTTCGACACCTTCCTTTCTATACCCCGTGTTTTATCCATTTCATCATGAGTTGGACGGCGGAGCTTCCCATCGGCACCCAACAAAGGTTCGCCGAGTCGGGTCTCCCACCGTTTCAGTTTTGTATTATAATCAACTTGCTCAGGGTACCCATGGCGATAGCCAACATTTTTTTCGTTAGGCTCTGCCCCAGGAGGCAATTTATATAAGTTGCTTTTCTCTGGGTCATTGATGTAGGATAAACTTGACAGAGAGCCATCGCCCTTTAGTTCTGGTCTAGCAGATGCAAATCTTTCAGAGACAAAATTTTGGACCTCTTCTTTGATGATCTGTCGTAGTTGTGTTTTTGTGATTTTCATTTATTGATCCCCGTGGTTTTGCTTGTAAACCTGATTTAAATAGGCTTCAAAATCTGCTAGTGTCTTTTTCTTTGTACTCCGCATAAGTGAGGCGAGCAACTCCAGAGTGTCACGAGCCCCAGGGTTAGAACTGATAGTATGAAGGTCGCTATCAATACCCCTATGATAACGACCAGCAGGAGTAGGTATTCCCTGAGTTATGTTTCTGAAGACTTCCGCAGCATATCTTCTGCGCTCATCCTCATCTCTGTATTTTATTTTGCCCTTTACATTTGCTCCCTCAAAACTCTTCTTGCCAGCAAGAATATCCTGAGCGGCTTGGACATAAAGGAACACTTCGTCCTCGCCAATCTCACCTCTTGGTCCTTGATCCGCTGACTTGTACATACTTCTGTCAATCGGTTCACCAACCTCTTTGCCAACTTTTTGCAGGAGTTCTTTGAAATCAGATAGACTAGTCAGTGCTTTCTTTTTGCCGACCTCAACAAGAGGCCAAGTTTCTTTACTGGTGTGAATGTAGTAAGGAATGTTTCTTTGTTCTGCTACCGCTACTGCTTCTTCCAAGGCAGTCATTTCACCTGCTCTTATTTCACCAGAGGTTACTCTTTTCGTTGGCTTGTCGTCAAACATTCCCTTCCTAATCTCAAACACTGGAATAGCAAAATGTATTTCGTCAATGTATCGGTCAGCATCTTCAATATAAGGTTCGTCTAGAAGCAGTCTATCTTCTGCCTCAAAACCTTCGGACGCTCCTGGGTCACTCGGAACGTTGGCTGCTCTTTTTGATGACCGCTTTGACGTTGCCCAATAATCCAGGGGAACTGCCTTATATTTTTGACCCAAAGCACGACCATCTAATTTGAAGATGACGCCTTGCGGGTAAGTACCCGTAAAAGAATTTGATGGTGTTCTTGCGGTAGAAAAATAATAAAGTTTACCCTTACCAAGTTCTGACTCAACTTCTTTAGAAAAGCCACCTGACGCTAGGAACCTATTATCTTCAAGAATCTTGGCACCTTTTTCCATGCCACCTGTGTAGTGATACACGACATCGGTGATGCCTTCCTTCAGAAACTTACGCCATTGCTCAAATAAAAGTTTCATATCTTATTTAGTTCACCTGTCGGATATATCTAATATTTCTATAGGGGTTACAATAAATTCATTCCATAGTGACGTTCTTAGTTCTCCATTGCAATCATTTTCTAGGTCGGTGCATAGATTATCTTTGTCATCTCCTGGATAACCTAGTCTGTGTAGGTTTACACATTTTCTGTTATTACTAACAGAATAAGATTTTACATCACTACGAAACCCTGCTCGCACATTACCTCTAAATTCCATTATCTTATTTGACTTCGATCGAAAGAATGGACGCTCAGCAACTGTGTAGGCAGATATATCAAAAGGATCACCAGAGTCTATAGCTCTCTGTATGCGATCAATTCCCTCTTGGTGGGTGTAGTGGTATAAAATCTTTGGATTATCAACAGAGCCATAAACCTGCATTGTAAATGCATCATCAATTAAAACATATGGCTCAAGATCACCACGAGAATAAAAGTAAGCAAAACGCAGTTCGGACATGTCTTCAAAGAATTGTCCAAACTGCTTTTCTAAAGACCAGTATCGATGATTAGCAAAATCCTCAATGTGGTCAAGAACATTTTTACTTGTAAGTAGATCATATCGTTCTACATCGACAGACAATTGAAAACCATAGAACTCTTCTACAAGATCTACCAACTCTTGTGGTCCTATTAGTTTTCCGTGGCTGTGGCTAACGTAGTGTCCGTTTTTTTGGAAAGCCAAAATCTTGTTCACGAACTCTTCCCATTCGGACAGAGTATGAAACGCATTTTCTGGTTTTATGTATCCATGTACATATATCTTTTTTATCTCTTCACTTAGGAAGTTCTTCCATCGTCTAATGTACGACATACTCAGTCAGTCCCTGGTGGTGCAGACTTTCCAGGCTTAGAAGCCTTGTTAGAAAAAGGCGGCGTGTTTTTATTTCCGCCAGAGCTTACCTTCTTAATCATAGAGGTAAACGTTCCTCGTGCATATTTTTGAAACTGCCCTTCGGCAGCAGCCTCTATGATGACATCACGAATTATTTGTCGCAGATGTTCCATTTTGATTTTCATCTTGTGGCATTTCCTTAATACGCTTCATGAGTTCTTTCGTAAATTTTTTTGCCCGATTGTATTCTACAAGTTCTTCTTTGATCTTTTTCCAGATATTAGATTTTGTAATCACCAGACAACCTCCGAGGATACACTAACTAGTTTTGTTTTTATTGTCCCGACTCAAACAGTGCTTTTATTGGATGAGTTGCAAGAATTTTTTCTGCTCTTGTATAGTAGCCGATACTTTCGACCACATACTGCCCCGCACTTAGACGGGGAGAAAAATAAACTTTTACCTCGTAGGATGTTTTATCCGACAAACGGGTCATCGGCAAGATCTGCAAAGTTTGCAGACCGCCAGCCCGCTCTCTAAGTGTATCGTAATCTAAGCCAAGAGCGGTGAAATGATTGAGCCCGCTCGTCGCCGAAATTTTTGCTTGATTCATTCGGCGAACATTGCTTGCGATTTGCATTTCCATGTTGGCGGAGTTAAATAATAAGATTGCACTAGCACCAATAAGAGCAGCCATGACCAAAGTCAATACAAGTGTCATACCCTTACGGCTCAACGTTCATCATCCTATCTCTTTGAGGTGGAGCATTGGGAGATTGTGCCCGCCTAAAATTTTCTCTCAACAGCAGATTGTCCTCAACCCATGCAGCCGTGCGAGCCTTACAGAGGTTCCTCGGGATGTTGTTAGCAATACATCCACGCTCTTGTGGCAACACAACCTCACAGTAACATCGAACCCGATTCCTCAACTCTAGTTCAGGCGACAACGTAACCCCTGCGGGCAGAATTTGATTGGTTTCAGGCACCCAGCGAGGGCAACGAATCTCTTGCATTTGGTACGCTTGATTGAACATATTAGCAAACACAAGGAAAAACAATGACTTATACAACATCATAAAACTCCAAATTTTTTTCTAGAAATTTTTTTCGCCATCAGCCTTTGATAAGAGGAAAAAGCTGTCGTAGCTAAACAAGTGTTTCTCCCCAGTACCGCAGACAATGCCATAAAAAAATGTTGAACTATCCTCAACCTTGTCAGCCACCATCACAAGGCTAGCATCAGCAGGCAATGATCTGAAGGCCAGAGAAGCGGGCTTCATCTGGAGAAGATCTCCAACTTCGAAACTAGCAGGCACGGCTGGCAACCTCCTCCAGCATAGTATACAACTTATCGAGCTTCTTGTTTACCTCTTGTGCATATGCTGAATTCCCTTCTCTGCTAGCGTACTCTAGGTCTACAGAAAGGTCGAGGATTTGTTCCCGCAGTTTCTTTACCGATGGTTTCATGCTAATTGTCTTGTACGTCATTTACAGCACCCTTTCGTTTGATGCAGATTGGTTTGATTAGGGATTCGAACACCCAGTAGCCTTTTCCCATAAACAATACTTTATGCTTACCATTATTTCCTAGTTCTGCTAGCAGCCCTATGCCGCCAATCTGTCCACCTACTCTACCGTAGGCGAACTCTACTAGGTCTCCAACTTTCATTTATTTTTCTTTCTACGATTGGCTAGTGAATCGTTTTCAAGTCTTCGTCTGCAATTGACATCATCGTTTCAATAGCGATGGCAGCCAAGCTTAGGCGCTCGTGGTCAAGTACGGGCACATCTCTTGCTAGCAGGGCAGCGTAGAAGGTGTTGGCAGTGAGTCCTGGATAGTTGCCTAGACTTTCCAAGATTTTGGATGCCTCTAGCAGCGAAGCATTCTCTTGATCAAGAATTGCGATATCTGTCTTTAGTTCAAACATTGTCTTACTCATACCTTTCTTATTTAATTCTTCCCTCAACGAGAAGTCGATTTGCAAATCTTCCATAGTGACCTTGGAGATCCCAAACCAATCCGATGTCATAGAGTTCCTGAAAAAGCTCAATAGTTTCTTTTTCGTCCAATTCTTCACGTTCGTACTCTGTTATCTTGAGTAGTAACTTTGCAAAATCTTTTGTTTTCATTTCTTCCTTCCGTAGTCAACTCTGAAAAGATCATGTTGCCAATACCACTTTCCTGTCTCTTCTAGTCCAAACCGAACTTGGTACTGATTGACTGAAAGAGGGTCGTCAGTTCCGTGTTCTCTAATAACTAGTCCAATCACTGATTCATCAGGCTGGTTATTTCTTATTCCTCCATGGTATTTTCTGAAAACAATATCTCCGACTTTTATCATAGTAACCCTTAAATCTGGAAAAATTACCCATCCGTTGTGAACGTACTTAGCACATAGTATGCCACTACCCCGCCCCCTGGGACATACATTAGGGGGGCAGGCAGGGGCTGGCATCCCCTAGTATACTCTAACAATTATTAGCTGTCAACAATAAAGCAGTCAATGTTGGCAGTTGTTACTCTCTCCTATGTTTTATAGTTTATTATTTTGTTCCCGCAAAATCAAGCGTCGATTGCGATCACCTTCTCGTTGGTCTTGAAGTAAGGACGGCTGGCACCACGCTGGTCAGTCATCCACATCCGTTGAGCCTTGCAAGCCTTAGGCTTGGGAGCTTCCATATCCGTCAGGATAATGACGCCGTCAAAGTTATTATCATTGACGTACTTGGTGGGAGCATCAAAGCAGGTTCCCCCGCAGAGAACTCGCTCAGCCTTCTGGCTCTTGCCCTTCTTCCAAATGTAGATCTTGCTTTCATCAACGCTGGTATCGAAGGGAACCACCGTGAACTCTGCAAGCTTAGCAAGGCTATTCAGTTCGCTGAAGAAAGCTGACAGCATCTCATCACTCACGCTACCAGACTGGTCAATAGCAATGGCAATCTTTGCTTGTCGCTGAACCTTCTTGCCTGGGTGAATGTAGGCATACCGCTTGTTGATCCGCTTGACACTGGATCGACGGCTAGCACGCTGGCTGGTCTTGATGAAGTACCTGAGCACTTTGCGCCAGTCTACCTTACTCTCTAGCTTACTTAGAATATCTTTCTTTAGTTCCCCAGAGATCGAGCCCCAGCCCTTAGGAGACTGGCTAGCTTCTTTGGCAGCATCCTTCATTGCATTCTTCAGGCGTTCCTTTGCCATCTGGTTGGCAGCCTGCTGTTGAGGATCATCACCACCGCCTGCATCGTTGTGACCACTGTGATCATCAAACTGACCAGGCAGGTTCTCACCCTCACCATCACCAGACTCATCGCCGTCACCCTCTTTACCAGAAGGTTGCTTTTTCTTTTCCAGCTTGCCCTGCCGCTTGAGTTCTTTCAAGTACCACTCAGCCGTTTGGAACAAGGGCAGGTCTTCGTAAGGAGTATCCTTCTGACCTGGCATACAGACCCAATCAGGAAGCTCACCTTGGAGGTGGCTGTTGATAGCCAGGTCCTGACAGATGTTCCAGACCAAGTGGCTAACACCCTCAGCCTTATTACGGCTGGTAACGTGATCGAAGATCAAGTGGTAGAACTCGTGCTTGAGCACACCACGGATCTGCTCATCAGGCAGTGTAGCCAGGTTCTCTGGATTGTAGAACATTTCGAACTGAGCAGTGTCAGGGTTGACACCGACAGCAGCCCACTTGATGCTGCGATCCTCACGCTTCTCTACTCGACGGCTGAGAGCCGCAAAGAACGGCTCGTCCATCAGCAAGCGATAAGCATGGAGTTTCAGGTCAAAGCTCATCATCTCTCCCTCATAAGTATATTACCATACTCATGGTGGCTGTCAAGTTTTTAGTCAAACATCGGGTAGTTGTTCCAGAAGGACTGCTCATTCTTAACACGCACTAGGCTTTTCTCATCAACCTTGAGCAGCATACGCTTCACACCTGGGGAAGGCTTGCCAAGAGCTTTGGCACGTTTCATAGCCTCACGCTTATTATCAGCACGACACTGGTTGTAGCCTCCACCAACCCAGTTCCACTTGTAAAGATATTTGCCTTGGTACATCATATCTGTCTCCCTCTATAAGTATACTATCACAGGATACTACTCTGTCAACTTTTTATTTGCTCCCTTAAAACAAAAAGCCCAGCCCCCAAAGGAAAGGAGACGGGACTGAGCTTCTTGACCTGGGATGTGAGAGAGAGTTAGGCTCCCAGGATTTTGGAGAGGTGGCTGCCGACAGCCCCTTCGTTAGCGCCGTGGAACCGCACGACGTTTTCTTGGACACCAGACTGGCTGATGACTCCCCAGAGCTTCATGGCAGCTTCTGAGGGCAGCATGACGAAGTAGTTAGCCAGGTTGCTCAGGTGCTCATCACTGATCTCAGCCTTGAGAACTTCTTCAGCCTCGACCTTCTCGATCAGAGCGCAGTGTTCATTCAGGGAGAAGGCAGCCAGAGCTTCTTGACGTTCCCCGTTGAGGAGTTGCTCAACCGTTACTACCCGCTCGTAGTTCTGAGCGAAGTCATTGAGAGCAACCGCAGCTTCAAAGCCGACGAAGCTCTGAGCAAGGTTGAACATCGGAGCACCAGCCTCCAAAGCTTCAGCTTGCTTGAGAACCTTGTCAAGGCGATCCCAGCTACGACGGCTAGGGTAGCGCTTGTTCGGCTCGATATCACCAGCATGTTCGAGGTGGTTGCGATTCTGGTTGATGAAATCCCAGATGAGACCATCAACATTTTGCTTAGCCCATGAGAGCCAGTCTTCTACCGTAGGCTCGATGTCCCAGACTGACCAGCGGTCAAGCTCAGCAGGATCCATCTCATTCACTTGGTACTGCTCACCATGCTCACCGCCGTTGACGGCAGCGAAGATCAGCGTATCTTCATGAAGGTGGTGACCATTCAGCTTGCGGCTGTCGGTCAACTCAAAGATTCCTTGCCGAACTTCTAGGGTAGCTCGGTCAACCTCATCCAGGAAAAGCACAACAGGCTCTTCACATGCCTGCTTGAACCAGTCTGGCGGATTGAAGCTGGTACGATTGCCTTCCACACTGGGAAGACCAACAAGGTCACCCTCAGTCATTTGGCTGGCACGACGCTCAACTACGGGCAAGCCCGCATTGGCAGCCAATTGATAAACAACCTGGCTCTTCCCAATCCCGTGGCGACCACGGAGAAGAACAGGCAAACGAGCAGCACTAACAGCAGGTGCTAAGCTGACAAAGGTTTTGAAGTCTACCGACATTATCTCTCTCCCCTTACATTAGTATATTACCACCTTTCCATAGTCTGTCAACTTTTTATGTCGTTTTTTATCAGTTTTTTCTGCCCTTGACGGCTATCTCTTACTCATGTATTAGGCCTGATAGGGACAATCTCTGACAATAGCACACAAAAGCTGCCACCCGCTAACAGGCTCTAAAACGTTGATAACACTGCATAGTAGGAATTTCTAATTGATAATAGTTCGTCATAACAATCACTTAGAAATCGTGCAACTTTTGCAGTCATTGTGCAATATTTGCTGAACAAGAGGCTGAACACTTTATTCATAGGAAAGCCAACCCGTAGGCAAGAGCAACCAGAGAGGCAGCAATGCTCACAAGAGCTACCCACTCTACTACACTATCCCAATCAATCATAGTATTACTACTCCTAATAGTATACACATAAAGAGTTGTAGTATTATCATTATGTCTGTTCTTATATTATTATTCTTTTGTGCCCTTAGGATCGAGTCATATCGGCTCTCAGTTCGCAGCCATCTCTCAGTCATGATAGACATGTCGTAGCGAAGGACACGGACGTTCTGCTCAGTCTTCTCAGATGAGAATTTCATGTCGGGCACAGTAGCTTCTTCAGTCAGTTTCATCCATATCCTCCAGCTTATCTAAGAACCAATCATAAAATCTAAACAGGGCTCGGTGAAGAACAATACCAGTGATCATTCCTACTACACCAATGCCTACTCCTTGTAAGAACATTTCTAATGCGCTCATCAAAATTCCTCACAGGTTGGATGCTCAGGATCACAAGGCAAATTCTCTCTCCAGAAGTCATTCTCAGCAGGGTTTAGAAGAATATAACTTTGAACTCTTTGGTACTCTTGTTCGTCCCCAGCGATAACCAAATCTTGGTCAGAAACGACACCAAAAACATATTTGCAGACATCCACAGCAGTGGCTGCATTCTTCTGTACTTGCTTAGAAATCATACCAGGTCGAGAGCGTTTCAAGAACAGAGCAACCTTACAATAACGATTGAACTGAGTCATCTGTTTCTGATGTAAGCTTACACGCTCGCAACACTTTCTAGGGTCTGGATTAGTGGTAGCACATGCCATCCCCAGTGTTAGTAAAGGTAATAGTAACTTATACAAATTTATCTCCTAGTTTCTTATTCTCAAGATAATTGCGAATCTGATCGTTTGATCGTTTGATTTTCTTATTATAATTGAAGATGAAACAATCAATGTTTTGCTTCAGATGTTGGATAAATTCTTTTCCTTTTGCGCCGCCATGAGCACCCATCACAAACATGTTTTTCTTCTTGCGGTATTCATAGGTCAAGTATTGTTTTCCTTTGATGTCACCCTTTAGGCGGCCAGTATCTAGAAGCCTCCATTCAGTCTCATTGCAGATGTAATCGATGACGTCCCCAGTCTTGAAGAAGGAATACTCTCCGTTGTCATCATCATAACAAATAACATCTCCCTTGCGAAGGTATTTGTCCCAAAACTGAGTGTCTCGAAGTGTATCTACTTGCTCTTGAAGAGTATAACCATGGTCAACCTTTGTGCATCCGTATGAGGTCTCCGAAACAACATAATCGCTAACGGTCAACTCAGGGAGGTTGCCTAGGTGAATCTGAATAGTGTTACCACCTTTCAGTGACACTCCGCCGTTGATATCTTCGCCAACCCATTCTCTAAGATCCTGCGGCAGACGGCTTTCATTGAACTGGCAATCCGCAGAGGAACCACTCCAGTTTACATCTGCTTGGACGTAGCCAAGCCTGGCATTGAAGTCAACCTCCCTTTGGTGACCTTTGCGCTTTACCTGTGATGCCTTCTTAGAACTCATTGCGTGAATGCTCATCATCGTTTGTTCCCTTTCTTAACGATTAGTATTTCATGTGAGTCTTTGACGTGCTTTTTGTTTTCTTCTTTGTCCACTCCTTCTCTATTCTTTCCGATACGAGTCTCTCCTTGTCCCATAGAATAGAACCACTCTGGATAGTAGAAGTCGAAGTCAGAATAGTAATCTCTGATAGTCTCACAATTATTGTAGGACAACACAAAGTCACCATCATGGCTCAGCAAAAGATCCCTAAGCTTTTCATGGTCAAACGCAGCATGGTGTACTGGGATGTTTCGCATCGGATAGATGCCAGCGAACATCTTGTTATCCTCTTCCTTCTTATCCAAGTAGTAAGGAGGATCAAGATACAGGAATTCTCCCTTGGCATCCTTGATGGTGGTTTCAAAATCTTGGTGGAGCACCTGTAGTGAAGGGCAGCTAAAGTTCTCCACATTCTGGATCATCTTGTTCCAAGGCTTATCTTTCATATAAATCTTAGACGCCCAGCCCAGGAAGCCTGGACCATAGGAACAATTGTGGTTGAAGTAATAGTATGCCGCAAGTGTCAGGTCATCCAGAGGGATAGGATCTCGCTTGTAGAAGTCAGTCTTCCAGTGTTCTAGCATACTCTGGACTTGTGGAGTACACATCAACTCTTCTTTGATTCTTTTATATTCTTCCGTTGTTGGTTGGATCTCTCGCATCTTTGCTGCAACACCCGAAGGATCATCGAGGATCTTTTGCCAGAAAGTGACCAAGATATCAAAGATGTCAGCACCGATCACTTTGTGTCCGTTGGAAGCCCAGTGGACCTCCAGTGAGCCACCACCGATAAAGGGCGACACAATAGTCTCGTAGTCCTCAACAAAGGGTGTAATCTTTTTGATTGCACGGCTTTTACCGCCAGCATAACGAAGTACTGTCTTCATCTCTTTTCCTCATAGGTATGTTACCACGGAGACCCGTGTACGTCAAATTATTTGTATATAAAAATTGATTCAGGACTTCTTCTTCGGCAGATTTGGTCTGATCCAGCGGGAGAAGATAAAGTAGCCAGCATCCACGAAATTCCTAACCACAGGGAGTCGTGAGAATGCTACTGCTCGTTTGAATCCCATCTTCTCATATAGCCTTCTAAATGTTTCAGCGCCGACTGTGATGTCCTCGGAGAACTCACCGACCATCTCTGTCTCAAAGTCATTCCATACTTTGTTTTTACTCTGCTTGAATTCTTCTGAGCTAATATCTACGAACTCAATCCCACAGGCTTCACCACGTTTTCTAATTGTGTTGATCTCTAGAGAGCAAACGTAGCAACTCTCGTCGTAGTATACTTTGTCTTTCATTTATTCTTCTTCTACCACTGGAACATAGCCAACAACAACTGGGCACTGGTCAGAGTCGTTCTCCCAAACAATGCCGTCATCATTCCAACTCTCGTCAATGTCGAAGTGCTCTTCAAAATAGACCTCATCGGCTTCGTCTTCGTCGGTGATCTGCCAAGCATCCACTAGGAAATCCTTAGCGCTGGTGTCTGTCCATTCTAGCCGCCAGAACCTTCCGCCTTCAGGGTATTCACCTCCGTTGGAAATATCTTTCAACTCTCCGTTATCAATCATCTCCTGAAGTCTTGGGTACTCTTCTGTATCCAGTACAATAGTTCTTGCTTCTACGATGTGTTTGTCTGTACAGACTTTTACTTTAATTTTCATTTTGTTCCTCCGCTGATTGGAAAGCGTCTTCTGTATGTTGGTCAAGCTTGATCCCAAGGGACACACGAAAGGGCACGTCTACCTCTGTACCCTTGAAGTTAGATGATTCAATGACCACATCAATAAACTCATCGGTTAGTCCTACGATCTCTCCAATAACATCGCCTGGTTCAAAGCGGTGCTCTCCATAGCATTGAAGGTCTTGCCCAAAGAAAGCTCCGTAGGGATATTTTTGTGCTGACTCCCAACTGTTTCCACCATGAAGATATTTATTTCTTCGCCAACCTCCTGCTCTCCTGGTGTGCAAGCCTGGGCGTCCTCTCTTGGCTATTTGGGCGCTTCCACCTCCCTTGTGAAAGTGAAAGATAAATGCGTGTTTCTTTGTTGTTAGCTTGTCGCCGACTTTCATTTTATTCTCCTTCAATAAAGTCTTTGGCTAGTGGAAAAATTTCAGCAATCACTTTCGCACAAGCGTGAGCGATTTCCATATGTTCTTTTTGGGTGCCGTTGGCTGCTCGCAGTTCAATGTAGTGAATCCAAGAGCGGAGTGTTCCATTCATATACAATCGTGTTTTAGTATTGCCTTCAGGTAGCACAACTCTTGCTTGCTCTTTGGCAATCCCGTTCTCAATCGCCCAGTCATATGTTTCTTTAGCTAGGTCGATCACAGCAGTCTGCCTTGTATTCCACTCTTCTTTGAGAGTATCGTCGTCAATATCGATTGAGTTCTGTCTGTTCTTTTTATCTTGTAGCCTTGCTTCCCGCAAGATAAACATATCACCCATCTCTTTTGGGTTGGCATACCGCTGACTGAACTCCTGAAAAGCAAAAGAGCGGTGCCGAACAATCTGGTGGGCGATGTCTCTGGTCGTATTGATTTCCAGGCAAGCATTCACCATCTCAAGTGGCGACCAGTGAGCATGTTTGATCAGGTATTTGATCAAACGCTCAGAGGTTTCCTTGTTCATTTGGTTGCTGGGGTTACTTACCCTTGCACAATACGCAATCAGTTCCTGAACATCATTAAGATCAAGCTCAGATCCGTCGGGAACCTGCGAGTATGAAATAAGTCTTACTGTCAAGTTTGTGATTTCCTAATATTTTCTATGTGTCGATCGAGGTACCACTTAGCCTTTTCCAAGTCCTGGATATGTTCTCCCTTGTATGGGGCACGAAGCATGTACTTAATGACATTGCCTACGTGGAAGTTGAGATCCCAGCTTTCGATCACATCGATGGCTTCGATTCCCTCATTGTAGTGAACAGGGTGATCAACATTTTTATTCATTGTTTACCTTCGTACCAGCCAAGAGGAGGATGCCCTTGTTCTGGAACCATTGTCCCAGGAGCATCCCCCTCTTTAGAAAAACTCTGGCAAGAAGAAACAATGTTCGTGCCAGAATCATCTTCATTCTTCTGTGCTCTCAGCGATCGATAGAACTTCGATATCAAAGTTCAGTTCTTTGCCAGCCATTGGGTGGTTCAGATCGAAAGTAACAACATCATCATTGCTCTCCGTGATCGTTGCCAAGAACTGCTGTCCTCCTGGTCCCATAAGGGGCACGACTCGACCTTCAGTAAACTCAAAATCCTCTGGGAATAGATTTTTCTCAAGGTCCGTTGTGTTTTCAGGGTTAGCATCTCCATAAGCCTCATCTGGCGTCAAAGAGATCGACTTTGTCTCACCCTCCTCCATACCATCGAGCGCCTTGTCAAAGCCACTGATAAGTTGTCCCGTCCCAACGGTGACGGTCATCGGCTCGCCCTTTGAATAAGAGCTATCAAACTCGGTACCATCATTGAAAGTACCTTTGTAATGGATAGTAACAGTGTCCCCACTTTTTACGACGTTAGTCATTTTCTTCCTCCTCGTCAAGGTAAAATTGTTCACAGACATCCACAAATTTACTAATGGAATCCCAAATTTGATTATCTAGATTGTCTAGATCATATTCTTCAAAACTATCATCATAATGCTTGCCAACATCCTCTGAAGACATGCTGAAGATCGGCTTGTTTTGCAAAACCTCACCATCCATAACAGCCACTCCAGTTACAAGAGTTTCATCCTTCTGAATGGTTGTCATAGTGATCAACCTATTCTCAAAGTAAGGGATTCTTTTGCTAGCTTCTTGGAGCCACTGGATAGGTGCAGCCCATTTCGTTTCCAGAATGATATTTGCTACTTGGTTCCGCTCGTCATACTCATATTCTTCAAGCTCCATCCAGCCAATGTCGCCCCACATGTCGTAGTTGGGCACAAGCTCAGACAGCAAGTCGCTATCATTTGTCGAGTAGTCAAACCGAAAGAACTCGTCAGCGTCTACGCCAAAGTTATGCACCTTAATGAAACTCTTAGTTGTATCCATTATTCTTCGTCCTCCGTCAGCACAAGTGAGCCAATTTCATCACTGACCATATGCACCTGAGACGCCTCAAACTTGTCATGATCATATGGACCAAACATTTCGAAAATGGTCTCGCCTCCTTCTGGTTGAACTTGGTGCATCTTGTATTCCAAAGCATCGAGCGCTTGTTCACGCTCAGGAGCACTGCCAGCATTATGTACTTGAAGCATTTCTAGTTCAAGCTCGGGAAAGTCCTTAGTGTCCAACTCAAAAGATGGGTACTCTCGGATGACCTCATATTTCTCTGCCCAATGGAACTTGAGTTTCATGTTATTCCTTTCCTAGGGTCAATTTGACCAGTTCAGCAGCAGTTGCCTTCAGGGTTCGCAAACCCTTGCGAGCACGAGTCCCAGCAGCCTTATTGCCAGTGGCATTCTTCTGGACATCTTCCTCCAAAGATTCGACCAGAGCCTTCAACTCTTCCCATTTGTTTGTTACATTGTTAGTCATTGTTTTCTCCTTACCTAACAACTGAGAGGGTTTCAAGTCTCTCTAAAGATTTATCACAATACTCTTGGTCTGTTTCACACCCCATAAAAGACCTGCCCAAGTTATTGGCAGCGATCATGGTTGATCCAGACCCGCTAAAGCAGTCTAGCACAATTTCCCCAGGCTGTGTATGCGCTTTTATAATTCTTTCCAATAATTTAATTGGTTTTTGTGTTGAGTGCCAGCCAGCGTACTCTTTGCTTGTGGTGTGGTTGTTCTTGATCCACACGTCAGTGGGGATTTTACCCAGGGCATTTAGTTCTTTTCCCTTGCGAACGCTCTTTGCCATCTTGTATGGCACACGTACCTCATCAGCATAAAATGGGAACTCTTTTCCCTTAGAGTACATCAAGAGGTCCTCATGCTTACGTGGGAATTTCTTTTTAGTTCTACCGCCCCAATCATACGCCCAAATGATCCAGTTTTGATAATGAGCATCAGGCATACTGTTCAGAACATTCAGCTTGTAACGCAGGAAAGTATCTTGTTTAGTCGTACCCCAAACGTAGAAGCATTTGCCTGGCTTGAGCACTCGGAAGCATTCTGCTGTCCACTGGCGGCACCAATTAAGATAATCCTCTTCGGAGTCCCATTGATTATCCCAAGCATCTTTGATAATTTCAAAGTAAGGGGGATCAACAATAACCAGATCAACAGAATTATCTTCAATTCCGCTCAGGTATTCTAAACAATCACGAACCTGTAGATCAATCATCTTGTTCTCTCACTACAAGCTCAACATCTGTCGTGTCAGTATCAGTTTCCATCCACACCCTGGCACCACAACTTAGCGGCTTATGGGGACTATAAATAACACGAGCTAGCTCAACTCCGTCCTTGGTCCTTACGATAGCCTCGTGAGCATAATCATTCTGCTTATAAGTCTTAACAGTCAGCACGGGTTTGTCAGTCCCGTGCTTCGTGTTAGACCTAATCACATGCTGATTCACATGAATAATCTTTTTCATTTAGTTTTCCTTGGTGCCGTACAGGGGTTCCTCTGGTAGACCCAAAAGCGCCTCACGCAAGGTGCTGGATCGCTTTTGGATGTCATTCTTGGCAGCTAGTTTCGATGCCTTCTTTCCAGAGTAGCGAGCGATCTTCTCGACCTTTGCAACATCATTCTTGTCAGTCAACTGATCAGGGAACAAGACCTGAGTGACTTGGAAGGGGACACCAGCCTTGTACAGAATTTCGTTGATGTTCTTGACCGCTTCCAGAGCCTGCTTGCGATCAGCTTTGAGCGACGGAAGGTTTGCTGTGAAGCCTTTTCGCTTGGTATAGATGTCGATGTAGAGGTTGATCTCAGTGCAGCCCTCCTTCTGGTACTCACGCAGCTTATCGTAACGACTATTGCTTTCCCAGTTTAGATCCTTGACAAGCCAGTTTGAGATTAGCTCCATGAATTTTGCCGTCATAGGCTCATTCTTTTCTCGCCAACCTACCTTGCCCATGATAACCTTGCGGTCGCTATCATACCAATCGAGCCAAGTCTTATCCTTCTTCTCGCCAGGCTTCTTGAACTCAGTATCCCAACCAGCCTTAGCAAGGCGTCCGATGATGGCATTTTCATCATTCGACTTCTTGACCTTCGTAGAAGCGTCACCTTCCTTATACTTGTTAAGGATCTTCGTGTGAGTGCCCCCATTATTATTTGGGTACTGGACTGGGTGCCAGATCTTCATCCAGTCCGACAAGACATCAAGAGTCATGGCATCCGATGCGCCCTTGAGTCCGCCCAAAGTTGGATCAAGCTTGACAGCTTGTCCTAACTGGTTAGCAACGTCATCCATGTTGTACTGCAAGTTCTTGTTAGGCGGATTAGGAGCAACGGTGCTGCGCAGGCGGCGATAAGCAACCTTATCAGCTTGTACGTAGGACCCGTCGTCAAGCTCTTCCAGCATTTCAGCGTCCAGAACGTAACGAGGAATATCCTTCTTGGGGAAAGCTAACTTCCAAGCTTCCAGTCGGTGGTGACCATGGAGAGTCTTTTCCGACTTGTCCGAGATTCGCAGGGTAATGATTGGCTGGAACAACTTGCCGCAGGACAAAAGGCTATCCTTAAGTACCTGCACCTGCTGCTCATCAACTTCATACTTGCGAACTTGGCTTTCAGTCAACTTATTGGGATCGACCTTACCATATTCATTAAAGAACTGACAAAAGATTCCTCGGTCGTCTTCCATCTTGAAGCGCAGCATACAGCCAACTTGTTCACGATTCTCCGCTAGCGTTGGATCATCGTGTCCTGCCTTGATGGCATCGGCAATTGCCTTCTTGTGATTAGAAAAAAGCTCTCGCCAATCGACGATAGCTGTAGAAAGATTTGCACCACTCATATTTTCTCCTTTACTGAGAGGTTATGTGCTATATTATCAGATTAACACAAGCTGTCAAATTATTTTAACAACTTTCGTCTTCTTTTTTCAGAGCCTCTTCAAGCTCAGAGATTCTGTAATTGTGCTGTAGGACAAGCTCATACATCATGCCGCAAGCTTCTTCCAGCTTTTCAAAGGCAGCATAAAGCGCATCAAATTTTTCATTCATAGTTCACATCCTTCGGATCTAGATTAAGAAGTTCTTCCTCGTCGATCTTGCCGTCCTCAATCAGATCGTAGATAGAGATTTTACTTTCTTTGGGTTTATGATATTTCTCCGTCAGAATGTAGTGAACCATCGTTGGAGAACATTTATAAATGTAGTGTGTTTCTCTGGCAAACCACTTGGAGATCTCTCGAACAGACATCTTGCCTTTTTGAGAGCGTATCATCTCAATATGTCGCTTAGTTAGCTTGTGGTTTTTCTTTTTAGCCCGCCTGCGATCTTTGCGCAGGGGTTTTTTATTTTCGCTCAAAATCTTTGAGACCTTTCTGGAGCAACTGAGAAACCGAAAGACCAGTCGAGACCCAGTCCATCCGAGAGCCACACTTCGGGCAGTGCGGGCTCGAAAAAACACTGGGATCAAAATAATATTCAAACCCACAAGCTTCTAGCAGTCCATTATTCTGTGGACCCTCTGCACTACACTTCCAATTTGGTTTTATTTCACTCATAACTTAAACATATACCTCTCTGCCAGTTTGGCTCTACATTTATATTTCTGACCATTGATGATCAGTCCATAATCTACTGCTTGCCCTAATTCATTCCTTGTCACTGATTCGATCAGACACCAACAATATCCCATGCTTATTGAATAAGGATTGTAGCGTCTCTCCTCAAGCCTAAACTCATGATACCTTTCTTTGAGATAATCTTCTGAATCGTATTTAGAATCGTACTTGACGAGAGTCATGCCACTTTTCAAAACCGAAATATACAGCAGGTCTCCTGGGGAAAAATCAGCCATCGTCAGACGGCATTACCGTATGTCCATGACTACGAATCATATTAGCAAACTGATAAAGCTGTGTGCCCATGTCCGCTGCTAGCTCCGCCGTGGACTCCATCACCTCAGGATCCAGTACTGCTTCAACAGCCTGCTTAGCGCCATAGTCAACTAACTCCTCAACAAACCGCTTCATCTCGGGAGTAAGATCAGCATACAACCTAGGCATCTCCAGCCCATCCTTCGCCGCATCTGTCACGTACTCTTCATAAATCAAAGTATAATTCACAAGTTGTTTGTTTGTCATTGGGTAGCACCCTCCTTATAACATTTATATTAATATATATCACAAAAGATGTTTAGCTTAATCCGAACATTTTTTTACAAATGCGGCTCAATCTCGGCGTAATTTACCCACCATGGCTCGCCCAAACCCGTGAACTGCACTTGACAATGGTTTCTATAGTTTACTTTTGGACCACACAACACAAGCCCTACTGTACCTTCGGCAATAACTTGCGGTGGATCCGCCGAGTAGATCTGCTTCCTCGTCTTGACCAGCGAGCCAGGAGCATACAGAAAGGATTCTTTAGTTTTTGTCGGCATATTTTTCGAGAATCTCGTAGAGCCTTTGCGGCGTCAGATCGGCATAGTGATAAAGGTTGTCAACGGCTCCACACAAGCGGAGCGCATAGGCTATCCATTCAGAACAATACCAGCGTCCTGTCCGCTTTACGAAAAATGGTGTGAACTTCGAGAGGATCATTCCCGGCCAGTCATAGCTGTCGCCTTTTGTATCTTCGAAGAATTTTTCTATGGTTTCCAGTTGCTCGTCGGATACGGGTACACAGATCATGTCGTAGTCTTTGCCAAGTTCTTCTACAGGTTTGCGGCGGATGCCTGCTTGTCCGAAAGGGGTTATGCTTATGGCGGTATTGTCAGGCATGATCAGTTCTGCGTGCGAGTATTTGCTTTGGGTTGTCCAGCGGACTATTCGGTTGTGCCAGCGTCCTTCACCCTTGTAAAAGGCTACGCAAAGTTGATGTGGTTTTGCCGGCTTAGTTACCCCATAGTATAATAACTATGTCCCAGTGCTTACAAAACAGAAAAAAATTTGGCGAAGGCTTCGCCTACCTTTGCCTGCTGAAATATATCTATGGGGTGCCCTCGGTGTCGCCGAAAACCTCGTCGGCGAGTTGGGCGGACGCCTTGTCCAATTCCTTGTGCGCTTTTTCGAGGACCTTGCCCAACAGGTGGAGCGTGACCTCTGCCTTGCAGCCAGGCTCGAACTCGTGAGCGAATGCCTCCGCAGCCGTGACCCAATTGATCGTATCTTCAAGCCGGCCGCTAGCCTCGGTGAAAGAGGTGAATGTTTTGTCGAGAAGTCGTCCAGGTCGTGTAGCCATCTAAGCCTCCATTTTCTTAAGGGAATTATAGGGCACAAACTCCTCTTTGTCAAATAAAACTTTTACAAACGTCGCTCCATAAGTTGGAGTCTCAACGACAACCCCAACCCTCTCGGGAACGTCACCCGCCATCAAGGGTACACCTTCTTTTACTAGATCGCCTGCTTTCATTTGTCCTCCTAAGTGAGAGCGTAAGCAGTAAGGAACCCTGCCAAGTAAAACAGGGGATGAAGCATTATGTGCAAGCGCATTCTATCATGATAATACGACATTGCAAACATAAATTTAGCGGTTAGTTCTGCCGCTTGAGCAGGTGAACCGTTTTCAGTGAAGTGCTTTCGCCAGTCACCAATAGACTTCTTTTCGTTATCCATCTTCTCTTAGCCACGTAGGGTCCTTGACCTTAGCAGCGCCCTTCTTGATCTTTAGAAGCTTAGCAACGGGGGGAATATTCATCCACTCAAGATCATAGGATGCTTCAAAGTCTCCAAGTTGAGTTGGGATGCACCCCATTTTGATCAGCTTCTTATTCAAATAAGTAAATTGTCTTTGTGTGTCTCTCGTGACATAAACTCCAATGCTACCTTCCTTGAAGTTGCAGAAGAACTGATCAGCCTTGAACTTTCCAATCGCCCGAGCAACTGGCAAGCCGTCGCCGTCCTCCCTAAGCCGAAGCCTATTGTTCTTGCAAAAGGTTTTGAATACTTCGATGTGTTTGTCTGCCACAGATCCTCCTATCTTGTGTACATGTCTGCGATGTCAGCAGCCCAGGCGTCAGGCTTTACCTTGATTGGAAAACCCATACCTTGGACCATGCCCATTATAACATTGAGCATACGATTGCTTAAGGCTGTCTCCTTTGAATTGACGTCAGCGTGGATGGTAGGGGGAGCGCCCGTAATTTCATGGACCATCTTGGCTGCCTCAAGGGAGACAATTGTTTCATGTAGAAGTCTTTCAGTTATATTATTAAAATTGTTTATCTTATTCCTCTGGTAAGCAACCAAAGCGCCACGTTGGTCCTCACGAAAACAAACCGTTGTTGTTATGATTGTATGATCTTTGTAGGATTTGCTGTCCGTCCCAACATGGAAAGTAAACTTACCAGAAAGGTGCCTCTTCTTTATCCTATCACGTATGTCGGAGATTGGAGAGCCTCCGAGAGATACCCAGTTACTCGTTGTCAAATGGTCCAACGTCTAAACCTTTCAGCCTCTCTTTGATCATAGATATTGTGATCAAGCCGAGGAAAGCTAATCCTGTTACAGCAGATAAAATAGTTTCTCTTGCGTCTCTAAACATCAATCGTACTTAATTCTGTGTCCACCACGATGATAGTGCATATGGATCGCTGACTCCAACAACTTTGCCATTTGCAAAGAGATCTGGTCAGCAGACATATCTTTTGCGCCGCAGATATCTTCAACCATCTGTATCGCTTTTTCGTCTACAGCAATTGTAAACCGCAATACCTGAGAGAGTTTTGAATACCCTACATCTCCAACTTCAATCTTGGGATTCGTGATCATAGCTATCCTCCATAAGTCGTAAAACCTGCCTAGTCCTAGCAATCATATAAAACAAGGCAAACACATATCCAAAAGTAAATCCTGTAATAGAGTCTGAAACTAGATCGTACAAAACACAAGACACCAAGAATATAATTGAGAAGTAATAAAAACTCATATACATCAGTTGTTTTTTAGTGAAATCCCGCATACTTCCTCCAGATCTTTTATTGTTTCCTCTGTCACATCGTTGTATGTGCTCAACATCATGACCTCGTCCTCTGATAGTATAACATGGTCGCCATCATCACTTAAGTCGTTTGAAGATAAGTCCACTGAAATAAACTCAAGTTGATTGCTGATAGCCACCAACGCACGAGAGTAAACCAAAGCATCCGATATTACAAACTCAGCGTCAGGATGCTCAACCAGAGAACACAAATACTCAAGCTCAGCCGAAAGTTTGTCAGCGGCGTGCAAAATAGTTTGAAGCCTCATCCCGTAAGTCTGCTTTTTAGTCATCAGAAACCCACCCAGGGAACTTATTCTTGAAGACCCTTCTCATGTGGTGAACTTTTGCAGCGTACTCTAATATATTTTCTTTATTCTTTGATTTTTGCCAGTTTGGTCCACCATTGTAGCACGCAGGAAGATTCAGACCACGACAAGAGTTATATCTCCTCATCTCATTTAGGACAACAGCCGCAGCGACCACCGAATGTCTTGGGTTCGACATGTCCACTAAAAACTTCTGCTTGTTTTTATAGCCCCACTTCTTTCCCCAGAAATTATAATTTATCTGGAATAGTCCGTAGTCACCCGTATGAGATATCCTGCCACTTTTCACTCTAGATTCAACCCAGGCAAGACTAACCATAAAGTAGGGATCCTCCTTTAGAGTTATTGCTTGATCGATGATAATAGCAGCATTGGTTTCCTGCTCCGCATCAAAATACGAAGGAAAATTATAAGCCAAGAATGTAACTAATACAAACTCGATCATCAGTCGAAGTCAATGTCTACATCTACCCTAATGTTAAGCTTGGGCACTCGGAGGTGATTGACAAGTCCATGTTTCTTTGCTTCCTCGGCATCCATAAACCAGTCAGCATGTTTTCTATTGAAGACCTTTTTCTTGAAGTAGTCGTCTTTCTTCCCGCAGTTGCGAGCCATCATCGTGAAGATCTTTTCGTCGAGGCGCTCGGCTTCTGCCACGTCTGCTTTGAGTTCTTCAATCTTTCCGTAACCTCCACTGCTCACATCATGAATCATAACGGTAGCGTTTGGATCTGCAAACCTCATACCCTGCTCCCCGAAGGTTAGAAGCACCGCTCCGCAGGACATTGCCTTGCCCTCTACGATAGTAGCAACAGGCAGTTCAGCGGCTTGGATCGCTGAGATCATCGACATAAGTGAATAAACTTGCCCGCCGTAAGAGTCGATAACGATGGGAATAACTTTTTGCCCGCTGTTGTGAGCCATAGCCATGTCTTGATGAAACCTCTTTGCAGAGTCCTCTGTAAACTTATTGACTTTCACAATAATGGGCGGCTTTCGCAGTTCCACGTCTTTAATAAGTGGAGAGATTTTTGATGTCCAAATCATTTTTTTATCCTTTTAGTAATTGCTTTCCTGTACTCAGATACTCTTTCAAATCTGTGTACCCACCTATAAACTTCTCCTGTCCCTCTGTTATCTCAATAACAAGGGGAACAGTTTCCCATCTGTAAGTGTTTTTTATCTCTGAGAGAAGTTCTGGTTGTTTATCCAAAGCGTAACATTCAAAGTCCTTTTGCTCTTGTGCGAGCAACTGCACTGCCATGTGACAATAGGGGCAACTACTTTTTGTGTATAGCCTAAATTTCATTTATAACCTCCAATTGAACAGGATGAACCTTTTCATAAGTAGTTTCCGCAAACCTAACTTGGTAAAACTCTTTAGCTACGTAATCTGATGGGGCAGTCCTGCTAATGATGACTCCTACTGGATGCTCTGTAGTGTCTTTTATTTTATAATCTCGATCTTTACCGATACCCAGATAAGGGTAAAAGTAACCTACCTTAGGAACAACCAAAGAGCCAACTTTGTAAGGGCTATCTTGTTGTACTTTTTCAACAAACGACTCATAAGATAGCTCGCTGTTCTTTGCCATCATCTTGAGAGCATTCTTATAAGAAAACACCGTCGAGAAAGAAGTAAAGGTCGAGTTTCTTCTAGACAAGTAGCTGCTATTTGTGACCCATGTTTTTGATGGAAGACACATCATCTTGTCCTCAGAAACTTGGAACCTCTTTGACCCCTTGTCTACTGAAAAAGATATCTCTCTATAGCCCTGTGTGTTCTTACCTTCGTAAGCCAGATCCTTACACCAGATAAAGCGACCATCCCGAACAAGAGTTGCGTTCTTTCTATGGCTACCCTCTAGCACAGATTTAAGAAATATAAGCCTGCACTGATCTTTGTCGTTAGATACTGCATAGTTGTATCTGCGATTTGCAAACTTCTCACGATAAGGATTGGGGTGGTGGTGACTCGACCCATCACAATAATATCTGATTAGGTCGCTCCAACTAGGGAGATTCATGAATTGTTATCTCGCAAAATTCTACAAAACTTATCAAAGGATCCTTCGACAATCATTTCAGAAGTTCTGAAAGAGTTGCCATCAAGAACAAGCAAGCTAAACTTTGTTCCTTCGGGAAATCTCCCCTCTAACTTTTTCGCATGAACTGATGACGAAAACTCATATGGCTGCACCGAAACCACATAATCAGTATTTATTAGAACACTGCGAGTGTCGTAGACTTTCTCAAAGGCAACAAATTCAGAGCCGTCAGGTCGCTCCTCGGTTACTCTAATTTGTTTTTCATAGACTTCTGAAATCTTAAGCACGGGACATTACCTCCAATGTATCAATTGTTCGTACTAGCCAGTCACTTCCTTTGACGTGGACTTTATGATAGATATCTTCTTTGTTTATTAGGGGCTCGACCATCACCGCTAGAGTGGGCTCTTCAAGTTTAATCCACTTCTTGACAGTATGATTATCAATCAACATAACATCAGAAGGGAGATAAACTAAATCACCCTTCTTCAGGTTCGGAATCATTTTGTCCTTCCTTGTCTTGATCCGCAATCTCACTCACGAATCCGTCAAACTGCTTCATTGCATCGATAGTATTTCTTAGTTCCCCAAGATTGTGTACGGGCTGACCAGCAGGCTGCGGCAAAATTGTATCAAACCTAGCCCTTTCAAAGCCTGCCACCATTTGCTGATATTGTCTAAGCTGTGCAGCAGATGCCTCCACTAAGCGCAGAACTTCTGTGATACGACCCAGCAACTCTCCGTCCAGGATGGTGTAGTTAGACAGGATGTCAGCAGCAGCACGAAGATTGTGCTCTTCTGCACAAGCTAGGATAGCCATGGTGCCCTCAACTTGATCCAGATCAGTTTCAAAGCTAATTGTTGCTCGCATATACGAAATCCTCCTTACTAGGATTATGTCTCAGGATTGAGATATTGTTAAGTTATTTCTTTTTCTTGCCCGCAGATTTCAGGCATCGGTCTTCGAGTTTGACTTGCTCGCCGTTTACAAGGATGGTTGAGGAAGCGTAAAGCCCCTTAGCGTGGTTAGCGACCACCAGCCCGATCTGGTTGTGAAGGTGGCTGCGCTGGACCAAGTTGTAGTTGGCACGGACCTTACAGAGCGAGCCGACAGGGAAGGCAGGCGGCTCAGTCGCAGCAGCGATAGCCTTCTTGGCATA